AAGGTTTAAATATAAAGTCTGGTTCAGGAACTGAATCGGACTCTAAACAAAAACTGATGGAGTCGTTGTCGGTAGACAAGGCTGTGAAGTCAGAAGCCCCTGAGTCTTTAGCTCAGGGGTAGTTCACTTAACGGGAAAACATTTAAATTCAATGATTTTGAAAAAGAGATGGGGGGATTTGTTCATTTAGAATTTAGAAACATTTAATCTTCCCACTACAAAAGTTATAAATACTATAACTAACTTTTACTAGTTGAGGATTAAATGATTGTAGCCACTGAAAACATAAAAACTTTAAAAACCATTTTATATGAAGTTAGCATAACAAATGCTAATATTATGGATATAAAGGATTTAATTAAAGAAAGAGCACAAGTTGATGATAAGTTTAAAAGTAATATTTTCAACAAATTAAAATTTTGGGATAGAGATAAAGACAAAGGAAAAGATAAAAATTTTAACAATAATGTTCTTGAGAATATAACTAAAAAACTATTAAAACCATTTAATGTAATTTCATCTACAATTAAATCTACATTTTCAGCAATTCAAAAATTCAATCCATTAAATATATATAGTAATTTAAAAGAGGGTATAAAGGATAGGCTATCTAGTTTAAATCCTATGAATAAAGTTAGGGCTGGTATAGAGAGGGGTGAAGAAGCAATTACTAATGTAAAAGATGGAGTAAAAAACTTTATTTTTGGTGAAAAAAAAGATAAACTAGAGACTAGTTTTTATAAAAAATATTTAGATACAAAAAAATTAAGAAAAGAATTAATTGAAGATAAGACTGAAGGTTCTTCTAAATCAGGTAAAAAAGAAGATGTATCTAGAGTATTAGTTAAACAGATTAAGAGAATAGGAAATGCTATAACTATGGCTGTAAATTCAGTAGCTTTTGTTATTGAATTTCTTTTAATGCCTGCATTAATTGTTGCTATTATTGGTGCTGTTGCTGTTTTAACAATTGGGTTATACTTTATTGCTAAACATGTTGTTAATGCCTTAGAACGACTCTTAGCACCTATTTATGATGTTATAGCTAATGGTCTTAATATTTTGTTTGATATAATAAAAGGTATTTATGATCCTATAATAAGTGTATTGAAAAGTATTGGAAATGCTATTGGAACTGTAATCGATGTTATTACAGAAGTTGGTAAAATTATTATAGAGATACTTACAACACCTATTAAATTATTCAAGGGTATAGCTAACTTATTTAGTGGTTCAAGTGAAGATAAATCAAATGATATGTCGAAATCTTTATTTATTATGAAAACAGATATTATAAATTCAATTACTTCGTTAGAAAATTCAGTAGTAAATACAATAATTAATTTATCAAATAATATAAAAACATTAATGTCAAGTGCAATAAGTGAGTTTAGAACTCTTATTTCAAATATATCAGGTGGTAGTTTTAGTGGAGTTGAATCTGCTATTAATGGTATAGTAAGTTCTTTTAATAAAATAAAAGAACTGATAGCAAGTGGTATAAAAAATAATACTTTAACAAATAATTTAGTGCATGATTTACAATCATCATTTGTTGAATATGCAAATGAAGATATGAAGCATAAAACTTTAATAGTAGAAAAGTGGAATAAATTATTTGATATGTTCACGAATGGAACAAATATGCATGGATTAAAAAAAGCTATTGGGATTCCATCTACTATTTTTACTGGCATTAAAGATTCAATTACTAGTGTTTTATCTGGATTTAAGAGTGATTCAAAATCTAAAAGTACAAAGAACTCAGACAAGAGATTTATAGATATGTTTGAAAATGTAAAATCAAATCAAGTAGAATACATAAAAATATTAAAAAATTTAGAGACGGCTGTATTAAAAATAAGTGATAATAAAATACAGGTAAGTCAAAATGACAATAAGATTAGTACAAAAAACAAAGCTGAGGTTAATGATATAAATAAGAATATTTATACTCCGCCTGAGATTATTGTGAACAACAATATGGATATGAAGGAAATAACAAATCAACTATCCTTAATAGCTAAAAAACTAGATAACATTATTAGTAACACACAAAACAGTAATATAAAAACAAGTTCTGACTTAAAACCGTTGTGGAGAATATAATGAGGCTATATGATAAAGATAAATTAATAACACCTAGAAATTCTTATAGAGAGCCTGTACATCAAACATTATTGGGGAAGAATAATGGTTTTATAATAAGTATTTGTAAAAATAATTTTTACAATAACAATTATGAATTATGGGAAAATTCAAAATTACCAGATTCTTTTTTTGGGATTCATTTAGATAATATTAGTATGAGTTTTTCTAATACATGGGCTGAAACTGGTGGTGCAAAATTATTTGGTAAAATGAAGAGTTTTTTTGAATTTAAAATATTTAAGTTTTTGAGTGCTAATATGGAAGAAGGTTATAAACCGTTTATTGCTTCTGATGCATGGACACAAAAAAAACTAGCAAGCACTACACCAATTTCTGTTTCATTAAAATTCAAAAGTTACTTAAACAATGAAAATTTAAGTACAAATTATATAGATATAATAAAATTTTTAACTAAGGTGTGTTCTCCACCTATGCATGTTGAGATTGGTAGTACTGCTATTGGTAACTTAAAAAGCACATTTAAGGGTGCTGTAGAAATGGGTAGTGATTTAATAGACCAGAGTCAAACTTTATTTGATGATATGTCTGTTAGTGATGGTATTCTTAATGTAGCTACATTTGGTGAAAACATAGTAAATGCTACAGATAATATTTATGAAAATGTTGAATCAATGGGTTTGGGTGGTGGGTCCAATGGTAATTTTACTGTTGTTCTAGAGATATATGATAAGATACACAAAACATATCATAATAATCAATTAATAGATTGGTTTATTTCAGGATTTACTTTTACACCAAGTACACAATTTGTAATGGTAGATGAAAAACCTAAACCTATTTATATGGATTTTGAAGTAAATTTAACAACTAGATTGGCTTTATCTAATTATGTAGTTGCAAAAATGATAACAAATAATGTAAATTTAATAAAAAATGAATTAGATGAATAAAAGGAGTATTTATGGAAAAGAGGATAGTTGTTGATGATGGGAATATTAAAGAGATAGTTAGAGATGAGATTAAAAGATTAGGGAATAAAGCAGATTTGAATCATATAGATGTATCAGATGTAACTAATATGGAGGGATTATTTCGTGGATTAGATTTTGTTGGTAATATAAGTAACTGGGATGTTGGGAATGTTAAGTATATGAGTTGGATGTTTTATAATTCATCATTCAATCAGGATATAAGTAACTGGGATGTTAGTAAGGTTAAGAGTATGCGTGGTATGTTTTATGAATCTAAATTCAATCAGGATATAAGTAACTGGGATGTTAGTAATGTTGTGGTAATGAAAGCTATGTTTTATAAATCACCATTTAATAAGGATATAAGTGGTTGGGATGTTGGGAATGTTGAGAATATGAGTTGGATGTTTTATAATTCATCATTCAATCAGGATATAAGTAAGTGGGATGTTAGTAATGTTGAGCATATGGATGCTATGTTTTTTAATTCAAAATTCAATCAGGATATAAGTAACTGGAATGTTGGGAATGTTAAGGATATGTATAAAATGTTTGAAAATTCCCCATTTGATAAAAACATAGACATGTGGAATTATAATTTTAAGTTAGCAGAAGAAGAACCAATTAGATTTGATTTAGACTCAAATACTAAACACACCCTCATAGAAAAATATGTAAAAGCTATACAAAACAAAAAATTTGATTTAGCTGATAGAATAAAATTCAAAATGAAAGGTATTAGATTTAATTATCGTTATAAAGATATAGAAGAAAATAAACATTTGGTTAGTATGGATAGTAAATTACTAAAAGAATTTAAGGAGTATTTATGGAAAAGAGGATAGTTGCTAATAATGATAATATTAAAAGGATAGTTAGAGATGAGATTAAAAGATTAGGGAATAAAACAGACCTAAATCATATTGATGTTAGTGGTGTGACTAATATGAATAATTTGTTTAGTGATTCAATTTTCAATGGAGATATAAGTAAATGGGATGTTAGGAATGTTATTGATATGCTTGGTATGTTTTATGAATCTAAATTCAATCAGGATATAAGTAACTGGGATGTTGGGAATGTTAGGAATATGTATGGTATGTTTTCTAATTCTAAATTCAATCAGGATATAAGTAAGTGGGATGTTAGTAATGTTATTGATATGCTTGGTATGTTTCAAAATTCAAAATTCAATCAGGATATAAGTAAGTGGGATGTTAGTAATGTTAAGAATATGGGTGGTATGTTTTATAATTCCCCATTTGATAAAAACATAGACATGTGGAATTATAATTTTAAGCTAGTAGAAGAAGTTCCAGATAGATTTAATTTATCCACAAAAGGAAGCTACACCCTCATAGAAAAATATATAATAGCTTTACGAGACAAAAAATTTGATTTAGCTGAGAGAATAAAATTTAAAATGAAAGGTATTAGATTTAATTATCGATATAAAGATGTAAATGAAAGTAAACATTTAGTTAGTATGGATAGTAATATATTAAAAGAATTTAAGGAGTATTTATGGAAAAGAAAATAGTTGCTAATAATGATAATATTAAAAGGATAGTTAGAGATGAGATTAAAAGATTAGGGAATAAAGCAGATTTGAATCATATTGATGTGAGTCAGGTGACTGATATGAATGAATTGTTTGAAGAATCTAAATTCAATGGTGATATAAGTAACTGGGATGTTGGGAATGTTAAAAATATGAGGTATATGTTTTATAAATCACCATTCAACCAAAATATAAGCATTTGGAATGTTGGGAAGGTTGAGAATATGAGTTGGATGTTTTCTTTTTCTAAATTTAATCAAGATATAAGTAACTGGGATGTTAGTAATGTTGTGGTAATGAAAGCTATGTTTTATAAATCACCATTTAATAAGGATATAAGTGGTTGGGATGTTGGGAATGTTGAGAATATGAGTTGGATGTTTTATAATTCATCATTCAATCAGGATATAAGTGGTTGGGATGTTAGTAATGTTAAGAGTATGCGTGGTATGTTTTATGAATCTAAATTCAATCAGGATATAAGTAACTGGGATGTTAGTAATGTTGAGGATATGTATAGTATGTTTGAAAATTCCCCATTTGATAAAAACATAGACATGTGGAATTATAATTTTAAGCTAGTAGAAGAAAAACCATATAATTTTGAATTAAAGACAAAAGAAAGTTATACATTATTAGAAAAATATGTAAAAGCTTTACGAGACAAAAAATTTGATTTAGCAGAGAAAATAAAATTTAAAATGAAGGGTATTAGATTCAATCATCGTTATAAAGATGTAAATGAAAGTAAACATTTGGTTACTTTAGATAAGAATTTGTTAAAAGAATTTAAGGAGTATTTAAAATTATAATATTATGAATATTTTAGAATCAGATAATATAGATATTAAAAAACACATAGACATATTAAATAAAGAATATGGCAATAGTTATTTTATTTTGGAAACATATAATATTGAAAATGGTGGTGAATTTTTTACAAAAAAACATTATATAATGTCTTCTGTATTAAAAACTGATATTAAATTTTCAATGACTACAGAATGGACAGACGGACCATCTAAAGCTATATCAGATATAGTAAATGATTATATATTAAATGATTTAGTAGAAATTGGTAGTTCAATGACACAATCTGAAAGAAGTTTTACACAAATTGATGCAGCTTCAGATAAAGCTTATAATGGTTCTTCTATAACACCCATTAATTTAGAGTTTAGAATATATACTAATGATAATGTAGGAAGTGTTAAATTAACTTCAGCAAAAAACTGGATAAAATACTTAAGTATTTTTTCTCAGCCTTCAATTGAATCTAAATTTGGTATAAAAGGTGTAGCTAATATGGGTGTAGAAAGTTTAATTGGACTTGTTGAGTTGGGTGGAGATACTTTAAGTAATATAGGTAATGCACTTAATAATTCTGATGGTTTAATGGATTCTATAGGAGAAATTATAGATAAAACTTCTAATACATTTGTAGACTTACATAATACAGATAGATTTAATTCTATTCACAATGCATCAAATAGATATGGAGCTAAATTATGGAAATTAAGAATTTTACCTGGAATTTTTAATGATGGTATTATTGGTTATATAAGCAATTGGAGTGTCACTTATTCAAAAGAATTTAATACACTAATGAATGAGCCATTTTACTATGATTTTAATATCACATTTGAAATGGATCAAGTACCAAATGCAAGTTATTGGGGGAATATTTTAAATATATAAAGGAGTATTTATGGAAAAGAGGATAGTTGTTGATGATGGGAATGTTTATAATATAGTTAGAGATGAGATTAAAAGACTTGGGAATGAAGCAGATTTGAATCATATTGATGTATCAGGTGTGACTGATGTGAGTCATTTGTTTAGCTATTCCTATTTTAATGGTGATATATCTAAATGGGATGTTAGTAATGTTAAGAGTATGTATAGTATGTTTTCTAATTCTAAATTCAATCAGGATATAAGTAACTGGGATGTTAGTAATGTTGAGAATATGGGGTGGATGTTTTATGATTCACCATTCAATCAGGATATAAGTAACTGGGATGTTAGTAATGTTGAGAATATGGGTGGTATGTTTCGTAATTCAAGATTCAATCAGGATATAAGTAAGTGGGATGTTAGTAATGTTAAATATATGGATGGTATGTTTTTTAATTCCCCATTCAATCAAGACATAGATATGTGGAATTATAATTTTAAGTTAGTAGAAGAAAAACCATTGAATTTTGAATTACGCACAACAGGAAGCTACACCCTCATAGAAAAATATGCAAAAGCTTTACAATCTAAAAAATTTGATTTAGCAGAGAAAATAAAATTTAAAATGAAAGGTATTAGATTTAATTATCGTTATAAAGATATAGAAGAAAGTAAACGTTTGGTTAGTATGGATAGTAATATATTAAAAGAGTTCAAGGAGTATTTATGGAAAAGAAAATAGTTGCTAATAATGGGAATATTAAAAGGATAGTTAATTCAGAAATTGAAAGATTAGGGAATAAAGCAGATTTGAATCATATAGATGTTAGTGGTGTTACTAATATGAATAGTTTGTTTGAAGGTTCTGATTTTAATGGTGATATAAGTAGCTGGGATGTTAGTAATGTTAAGAATATGAATAGTATGTTTTCTAAATCACAATTTAATGGAGATATAAGTAAGTGGAATGTTAGTAATGTTAAGTATATGATTTGGATGTTTTCTAATTCTAAATTCAATCAGGATATAAGTAGTTGGGATGTTAGTAATGTTAAGAATATGAGTTGGACGTTTTATAATTCATCATTCAATCAGGATATAAGTAACTGGAATGTTGGGAATGTTGAGAGTATGTGGAGTATGTTTTTTGGATCACCATTCAATCAAGATATAAGCAACTGGGATGTTAGTAATGTTGAGGATATGCATAAAATGTTTGAAAATTCCCCATTCAATCAAGACATAGACATGTGGAATTATAATTTTAAGCTAGTAGAAGAATATCCAGGGTCATTTGAATTAAAGACAAAAGGAAACTACACCCTCATAGAAAAATATGTAAAAGCTTTAGAAAACAAAAAATTTGATCTAGCTGAGAGAATAAAATTTAAAATGAAGGGTATTAGATTTAATTATCGTTATAAAGATGTAAATGAAAGTAAACATTTAGTTACAATTGAAAATAATATACTAAAAGAATTTAAGGAGTATTTATGGAAAAGAGGATAGTTGCTAATGATGATAATATTAAAGAGATAGTTAGAGCTGAGATTAAAAGACTTGGGAATAAAGCAGATTTAAATCATATTGATGTGAGTGGTGTGACGGATATGTGGTGGTTATTTGAAGATTTACATTTCAATGGAGATATAAGTAAATGGGATGTTGGGAATGTTAGGGATATGAGTTGGATGTTTGCTGGATCACCATTCAATCAGGATATAAGTAACTGGGATGTTAGTAATGTTAAGAGTATGTATTGTATGTTTTATAAATCAATTTTCAATCAAGATATAAGTAACTGGGATGTTGGGAATGTTAAGAACATGAGAAATATGTTTGAAAATTCACAATTTAATCAGGATATAAGCAATTGGGATGTTAGTAATGTTGAGGATATGGGTTATATGTTTGAAAATTCACCATTCAATCAGGATATAAGCAATTGGGATGTTAGTAATGTAGAGGATATGGGTTATATGTTTGCTAAATCACCATTCAATCAGGATATAAGCAATTGGGATGTTGGGAATGTTGAGAATATGTATCGTATGTTTGAAGATTCTATATTTGATAAAAACATAGACATGTGGAATTATAATTTTAAGGTAGTAGAAGAAGAACCATATAATTTTCAACTAAATACAAAAGAGAATTACACCCTCATAGAAAAATATGCAAAAGCGTTAAAATCCGAAAAATTTGATCTAGCAGAGAAAATAAAATTTAAAATGAAGGGTATTAGGTTTAATTATCGATATAAAGATATAGAAGAAAATAAACATTTAGTTACTTTAGATAGTAAATTACTAAACGAATTTAAGGAGTATTTATGGAAAAGAAAATAGTTGCTAATAATAATAATATTAAAAGGATAGTTAAATCAGAAATTGAAAGATTAGGGAATAAAGCAGATTTGAATCATATAGATGTTAGTGGTGTTACTGATATGTGGAGTTTATTTGAAGGTTTACAATTCAATGGTGATATAAGTAAGTGGGATGTTAGTAAGGTTAAAAATATGAATAGGATGTTTCGTGATTCTAATTTTAATCAAGATATAAGTAACTGGGATGTTGGGAATGTTAAGTCTATGGATTTTATGTTTTCTAATTCTAAATTCAATCAGGATATAAGTAGTTGGGATGTTAGTAATGTTAAGAGTGTGTTTAGAATGTTTTCCAATACACCATTCAATCAGGATATAGGTAACTGGAATGTTGGGAATGTTGAGGATATGACCTTGATGTTTGAATATTCACAATTCAATCAGGATATAAGTAAGTGGGATGTTGGGAATGTTGAGGATATGTATTGGATGTTTGAAAATTCCCCATTCAATCAAGACATAGACATGTGGAATTATAATTTTAAGCTAGTAGAAGAATATCCAGGGTCATTTGAATTAAAGACAAAAGGAAACTACACCCTCATAGAAAAATATGTAAAAGCTTTAGAAAACAAAAAATTTGATCTAGCTGAGAGAATAAAATTTAAAATGAAGGGTATTAGATTTAATTATCGTTATAAAGATGTAAACGAAAGTAAACGTTTGGTTAGTATGGATAGTAATATATTAAAAGAGTTCAAGGAGTATTTATGGAAAAGAAAATAGTTGCTAATAATGGGAATATTAAAGAAATAGTTGAAGATGAGATTAAAAGACTTGGGAATAAAGCAGATTTGAATCATATAGATGTATCAGGTGTGACGAATATGTGGGGGTTATTTAATGGTTCTGATTTCAATGGAGATATAAGTAAATGGGATGTTGGGAATGTTAAGGATATGGGTGTTATGTTTCGCAATTCAAAATTCAATCAGGATATAAGTAAGTGGGATGTTGGGAATGTTAAGGATATGGGTGTTATGTTTTCTAATTCTAAATTCAATCAGGATATAAGTAAATGGGATGTTAGTAATGTTGAGAATATGGATGCTATGTTTTTTAATTCAAAATTCAATCAGGATATAAGTAACTGGGATGTGAGTAATGTTAAGAGTATGTGTGGTATGTTTTATGAATCTAAATTCAATCAGGATATAAGTAATTGGAATGTTGGGAATGTTAAGGATATGAGTGAGATGTTTAAAAATTCAAGATTCAATCAGGATATAAGTGGTTGGGATGTTAGTAATATTGAGGATATGTATAGTATGTTTGAAAATTCCCCATTTGATAAAAACATAGACATGTGGAATTATAATTTTAAGTTAGTAGAAGAAAAACCATTGAATTTTGTATTACACACAACAGGAAGCTACACCCTCATAGAAAAATATGTAAAGGCTATACAAAACAAAAAATTTGATTTAGCAGAGAAAATAAAATTTAAAATGAAAGGTATTAGATTTAATTATCGTTATAAAGATGTAAACGAAAGTAAACATTTGGTTAGTATGGATAGTAATTTATTAAAAGAATTTAAGGAGTATTTATGGAAAAGAAAATAGTTGCTAATAATGGGAATATTAAAAAGATAGTTAAATCAGAAATTGAAAGACTTGGTAATGATGCAGATTTGAATCATATAGATGTTAGTGGTGTGACGGATATGAATAATTTGTTTAGTAATTCAAGATTCAATGGTGATATAAGTAACTGGAATGTTGGGAATGTTAAGGATATGAATTGGATGTTTCATAATTCATTATTCAATGGTGATATAAGTAACTGGGATGTGAGTAATGTTGAGCATATGTATAGTATGTTTTATAAATCTACATTTGATAAAAACATAGACATGTGGAATTATAATTTTAAGTTAGCAGAAGAAGAACCAATTAGATTTGATTTAGACTCAAATACTAAACACACCCTCATAGAAAAATATGTAAAAGCTATACAAAACAAAAAATTTGATTTAGCAGAGAAAATAAAATTTAAAATGAAAGGTATTAGATTTAATTATCGTTATAAAGATGTAAATGAAAGTAAACATTTAGTTAGTATGGATAGTAAATTACTAAAAGAATTTAAGGAGTATTTAAAATTATAAATACATTAGAAGAGGTGTTCTATTAAAAAAAGGAGTATTTATGGCTGACTACTGTGATTCACAAGATACATTTATGTCAAACAATCAAATACAAAATGTAGCTCAACTAAGAAATTATATAAAATCAATGTTAGGTAGTCCAACTATTTGTGTTGAAATATCAGATGAACAATTAAATGATATTATTAGAGATGGTGTTCAGTATATGTGGAGATATTACTATGATGAAGGTAGTTATAAGGATTATTTATTAATGGAATTAATTCCTGGTAAAACTAAATATAAAATATGCCAAGAATTAGAATCTATTGTTGATTTTAATACAAGCAATTTTTTAGGTGGAATAAATGACTTGTTTACTGTATCACATAATTTATTATACAATCAATTATCTACATTAGGTGGTAATGTTTATTCTGGGATGGCTTATGGAAGTACAACATATGGTGATGTAATGGGTAATTTTCATGCAACATTAGTTTGGATGGAAGAGGTTAAAAACACTCTTGGAGAGAGTTTTAGAGTAAGTTATAATAGTAAAGAGAAAATATTAACTGTATATCCAACTCCTGTAAGACCAACTAGAGGGATAATGGCTGTTTATAAAAGACAAAAATCTGAAAAAATCTTTAATGATTATTTATACAAAGAATTTGTTGTATCAAGGGCTGGAATGTTATGGACAAATTCGCTTAGAAAATATAATTTAGCCATTGCTGGTGGTGGTACATTAAATGCTGATAGTATGTATTCAAGTTATAAAGAAAGGTTTGATGCTGTTATAGAGAGAATAGATTTAGAATCACCAAATGGACATTGTATGATTGTGGGGTAGAGAAAAAATAAATTTATTTTTTTATAAATACTATATAAAAAGAAAATTCAACTTAAGGAGAAATTTTATGAAAAATGATGAATACTTAAAAAAAGCTGAAATGTATATGGCTGATCAAAATGATATGCTAAATACAGATTACACAAAACAACTTGATACTGATTTAGATGGCGATGAGTTTCTTGATACAGAAGAAGATATTGAAGATATCGATGATGAAGAAATTAATGAGGTAGATGTAAATAATCCAATCTGTCCATGTTGTAATTGTAAATTAGTTATTGTAGATGATTCTGAAGATGATTTAGAGGATTTTGACGATGATATTGATATGGATGAATATGATGAAGATGACTTAGATGATGAGGATGACTTAGACATTGAAGATTATGACGAAGATGATTTAGATGATGAGTTTGATGAAGATTTTAAGAAAGATAAACGCTTCAATAAAGTTAATGAAGCATATTTTGATGAAAGTTATAACTTTCATTCTGAAAAAATAGATGAAATTCTCGTGAAAAAACGAAGATAATCAATACACACAATTTTCACTAAAATCCCTATTGCAAAAAAATGGGGATTTTTTTGTTTCTTAATCATAATATTTTTTTACATAAAAGCGAACAGAAAGATGCCGTGCCTTTAGGTCGGCTTATGAATGTTCGCTAAAATTACAAAATTTATAAAATAATTTTTATATATAAATACACCAGGGCAGGAACTGCCCGTAGAGCCTATTGATACTGAGAACATTAGTTCTCTTGAGTAGGAAGATCCTACCTTTTAAAGTAGGGTTAGTTCATATCAAAAAATATAAATACTATAAACAGTAGGGGATAATATGAGTATTAAATATTTTACACTAAAAGAATTAACTAAAACAAATCAAAACATAAACAACGAAATGAGTAGTTTTGATCAATTAGAAAATATAATTAAATTGGGTAAATTTTTAGATGTAGTTCGGGAAGAGTTGGGATTGCCTATATTTGTAAATTCTGGTTTCAGGAGTAATGAAGTAAACAATGCTGTTGGTGGTTCTATAACTTCAGCACATTTATACGGAGCTGCTGCTGATATATGGTGTGAAGATAACAATCTTTTAGAGGGTATGTTGAAAAAACATATAAAAAAACTTGATCAATTAATTATTTATAAAAACAAAAGTGGTGATATAAACTTTTTTCATGTTGGTTTACCTTTTTCAAGAAATCAAATATTAATAAAATAATTTTTACGGAGGAATTATGAAACATAAAAAACTTTTGGTGGAGGAAGTCACATCAAATATTGACACATTAAATGAAGATGTAAATGGAAAAAAATCTTTATATATGGTTGGTCCTTTTTTACAAGCTGAAGATAGGAATAGAAATGGTAGAGTATATGGAAGATCTTTAATTGAAAGGGAAGTAAATAAATATAAATCTTTAGTTGAATCGAATGAAGCTATTGGGGAGTTTCAACATCCAGACCATGGAGAAATCAACTTAAATAATGCAGCTATTATGATTAAGTCTTTAGTTATGGATGGTAATTTAGCTATTGGTAAAGCTCTAGTTATGGAAGAACTAACTGCTGGTAATTTATTAGGGAAGTTATTGAGGTATGGTGTTAGATTGGGCGTTAGTTCCAGAGGAACTGGGGATGTTGATGAAAATAATTATGTTTGTGAAAACTACAATCTAATTACTATAGATGCTGTTTATATGCCAAGTGCACCACTTGCTTATACAGATGCTATTTATGAATCTGTTGAGCAACATTCTAATTGGGTGTTAAATAAGAAAACGGGTTTATTAGTTGAGAAGAAAAACATTTATTCTTATGAACAAATAAAAGATTTAAAAGATGATATAATAAAACAAGAATCATCTATAAAACAATTTAAAAGTTCATTAGATAATTTTGGTAGTAAAACCATTTCAATGGCATTTAAGAATTATATCAATAATTTATAATAATGTCAAGAAGCGATGGGTTTCACAATGTAAAAAATAATTAAATATTTATATAAATACTTAGTAAAGACATTTTAATAATGTTTAAAACATAAAAATAAATGGAGGAAAAGATGGACAAAATTCTTGAAAAACTTGCAGGAGCAGTTACAGCTGAAGATTTGAAAGATATAAAATCTGAATTTGAAAAAGCAGTTGAAATTCGCCTTGAAAGTAAGCTAAAAGAAGAATCTGATCTCCTTGCTAAAAAAGCTGATACATTTGTTCAAAATAAAATCAAAGAAGCAGTAGAAAAGAAAACCACTGAATTGGAGATTTTAGCCAATAAATATTGTGAAAACAGATGTGCTAAAATTGCTGAAAATGCTCAAAAGAAACTTGATGAGCAGATAAGTAAATTAGAAGAAGCTTCTCAACAATATATTTACGAATATTTTGAAGAGAAGTTTACAGAGAAATATGGCGAGGAGTTGAGGTTGATTGAAGAAAAACTTGTATTGGGTATAGATAAATATCTTGAGTTTAATATATCTGAAAAAATTAGTGACAAGCTTTTGCACAAAACAGCTTTAACAGAAACTTATGCACCAATCATTAATGGAATACAAAATCTTTTTGAAGACCAATATGTACCTATTGATATGAGTGGTTCTCGTAAGATTAGAGAAGCTAAAGCTGAAACCGCTCAAATACAAAAGTCTTTAAAAAAACAACTTGATGAAAATTTAAGATTAATTGATTTGGTTGAAAGTTCTAATAAAAAACTTCTTATATCTGAAAAAACTAGTAATCTAGGATCTAAGGAAAAAGAGAGAGTTGAAAGACATTTTAGAAACAAACCTTTATCTGAGACAAGATCTGATATAGATGATTTTATTGATTTAATAAAAGAGTCTACTGTAGATATGCGTAGCAGAAAAAGTTTACTAAAAGAAAAAAAAGTTCGTCCTGTATCTAAATCATTTAAGGTTGAAGATTTAACGGAAGACTTAATTACTGAAAAATTAAAGCCTAAAAAAAGTGTTGAAGAACATGATGATTTTTTAACAAGGGCAGTAAAATTTGTTTAACAAAATAACAGTGTAAATTTTATTTGTAAAAAATTTATAAATAAAGTATAAACTATAAATAAACTCATCGGAGGGAAAATGTATAAATACAATAATAACGAACTACAAGAAAAATGGAGTGGTAAAAACATTCCACAAAAGCTATCAATAAATGGTATTGCGGATTCTAATATAAAAAGAAACCTAAGCGTATTGATGCAAAACCAACAAACACAAGATATTTCAAGAAGTTTGAATGAAGATTTTGGAATGGGTGTTGGTGCTCCAGTTGGTGCTGACCAAGGGATACCACACGGCGGAGACGGTAAAGCTGTTTTTGCTCCTATTTCTTTAGCTCTTGTTCGCAGGACTTTTCCAAATCTTTTTGCTAATGTCTTAGTTGGTGTACAACCATTAACTGGTCCAGTTGGATTGGCATACGCACTTCGTTTTATATACAAAGATATTGCAGATCCTACTAAAATGGTAGAAGCTGCTTGGAAAGCTGTTTCTGAGTATTCTGGATTTAGTGGTTCTACCGCTGGTACATCTGGAGAGAAAGATGCTGGTACTGGTGTTGATACACAAAGTGCTGAAACATGGAAAATCACTGGTGATTATTTCAGTGAACAAGTTGCTAACCAATTTGATACTACTGGAAGAGGAAAAATACCTGAACTTGGTTTAATGTTCTCCAGACAATCTATTGTAGCTAAAACCAGAAAGCTTGCTGCTTCCTTTAGCTTGGAATCTCAACATGATATTAAGACTATGCAAGGTGTTGATATGATGGCTGAAATGATTAATGTTCTTCAGTATGAAATGACTGCTGAAGTTGACCGTGAAACCATTGGTCGTTGTAAATCTATCTGTAAACCAATTATGTGTACATCTGGGGATTCAGATGATGTTGATGCTGGATGGGTTGGTCGTTGGTCTCAAGAAAGATATTCACGAATTGTGGGTATTATTCAAAAAACTGCTAATGATATTGCAACTGCAACTCGTAGAGCTTCTGCAAACATTGCTGTAGTATCACCTGATATGGCTTCTGTTCTACAACAAGCACAACCATGGTTTAACCGTGTTACTGCTGAGGTAAATGGTTCTATTGCAACTCCTGAAATTGGTACATTAAATGGTAACATTAAAGTGTATCGTGATAACCAAGCTGTTGGTTTAGATGGTGTTGATAATGGGGAAGTACTACTTGCTTATAAAGGCGAGTCTGTAAACGACTGTGGTATTGTTTTCTGTCCTTATGTAACTGGTGTTATCAATCAAGCTATCGATCCTAATGACTTCTCACCTCGTGTTGGGGTTATGAGTCGTTATGCTTTTGCTAACAATATGTTGGGTGCTGATAACTACTATCGTCTTCTAAAGTTCGATACTAAAGATATCTGGTTGAGTGGAGAAGATGGATATAAATTCTAATTTATATTTGTTATAACATTAAAAATTAAAATAAGGAGAAAATAAAATGTCACATAATTATAAAAAAGATATTACTCTTCAAAATCCAAATCTTTACCAACTTGGTACTGATGAGATTCAGAGTCCTGAGTTATTTGTTACAAGTTCCTATTTAGATGGAATTTATAATGAAATGACTACATCTGGATTCAAAGATTTGAATAAGAGAGTATTAAATGTACCACAAAGTGAATGGACTGCTGTTGTATCTGGTGAAGAAATCTTTAGTAAAGATTATGCTACTGCTACAGTAACCGCTTCAAATACTCAGGAATTTCCAGAGACTGAAGAGCCATAAGCTTAAAAACACAAACTACTTAAACACCTTCTTTTTAGGAGGTGTTTTTTTTTTATTATAAATACTACATAATCAATATACATTATGAGGTGAAAAAATGAAATCAAATAAAATAGAAAATGTTGAACAGTACAGTGGTAATTTGGGTAATATAGCAGAAAGTATTATAAAAAACAATGAATTACCAAAAAACACAATATTATTAAACAAAGATATTATGCCGTCAAAGGGGAAATTTTATCCAAATGATATTTATATAAAAAAGCTAACATCTACAGAATTGAAAAATTTATCTACAGTAACAGAAACAAATGTAAACAATGTTTTTAATACAGTATTAAGTAAAAATGTAATTGGTGTAGATGTAAATGATATTATGTTAAACGATAAAATTTGGTTTATTTTTTATTTAAGAAGTGTTACATATAATGATTTAAAATACAAGATAAAATATCATTGTGATGAATGTGGGACCAATGATACTTATGATACTTCTTTTAATGATATAAAGGTTAATTATATATCAGATGATGTTGAGAACACTATAGAGATGGATGATAACACTAAATTGGAGGTAGGATATACAACAATTGGGGATGAGACACAATGTCTTCAAATTTCAAAAAACAATGATATGTTAGTAGAAGCTGTTGATGAAGATATGTTATTATTTGCAACAAAACTTAAGAAAATTAATGGAGAAAAAATTAGTTTAATGAAGGCTTATGATTATATCATTAATATGGATGGTATGACATTTGCTAAATTTGCACATTTTGTAGATAGGGTTGAATTTGGTATTAAACCTTATTTAGAGATAGATTGTAAATGTGGAGCTAAGGTACATACTAATTTAGTATATTCTGCAGATTTCTTCATTCCTAAAATAGTATAAATAGTATATGAACGATTACACAAGAATTACTTTTGAAGAGATGTTAGAAGATTTCACCACTAGATTAAAAAGTGATGAGAGATTCAAGAATATGACATCTGCTAGTATTTATTATTTATTTACAGAAATGTTATTAGCTACTGTAGATATGACTAATTATTATATGCAAAGAACTGCTGAGGAATCTAATTTAGATACTGCTAAATTAGATTCTAGTGTAATTAAATTAGGTAAGAATTTAGGTTATAATCCTATTCGAAATATACCCGCAACATCTAGTATATCAATAGTAATAAAGGGTAGGTTACCTAATAATTTAGTTGCTGGTCAAGAGATATTATTTAGGCAAAGTAGTTTATCTTTTACATTTAATAAAAGAAAATACATGTTATGTTGTGATTACTCTTATAAATTCACAAATGAAGATATACTTAATGGTCAAAATTCTAATTGGTCAAAGACTTTAACATTTTCTGTTCCAAGTGATACTATGGATTATTATGTTATACAAAATGAAAAAGCTTATAGTAGTACCACATTAGACCGTATTAATATTTTTCAGGGTGAGTTAATAACAGAGGAGATAAAGGCTTCTAGTAATTTAACTAAGTTGGGGAAGGCTTATCAATTTTATGATATAAATGATATTAAATTTTCTAACTGGTATGGTAAAAGAGATCCAAGTTCTTTGAAGAATGGTGAATATCAAAAGCAAGATAGTTTGTGTAAAGTTGGTATAGGTGAAAATGAATCAGTTGCTTTTAATAATGATAATTTATTTCATATAGAAGATAGTTCTATTTATTTAAATGATGAAGTAATAAAAACACTTTCTACATTTAAGCCATTGAATGTATGTTCTATTACAACTAATTCAGATAAAACAATACGAATTAGGTTTGGTGATGGTATTATAGTATCTAATGGATTAAATAAAGACAATGAGAGTATATTTATTCAATATATATCAACTGATGGTTTTGATGCGAATAACTACTCAGTAAAGGGTTCTAAATTATCTACGGATGATAGAATATATGCCACTGGTTCTGGTGGAATTGTTGATATAACTAGTAATGTATCTTTTGTTTTTAATAGTGATATAACTAATGGTTCTGATTTTGAAAGCAATCAGACTATAAAAAACAAGGCACCTGGATATTTTTCTTCTGGTGGGAAACTAGTAACAAAAGAAGATTTTGTAGTCTATTTCAAGAATTTAACTAATTTAATAAAAGTAAAAAATGCTATAGCGTGGGGACAAGATGAATTAGAAAATTTTGATAATGGTGGAATAACAACATATAAATATTTACAAAATGTAGTTGTTTACTGTTTAATTTCTAGTTTATATAAAATATCTGATTACAATTGTGAAGTAATAAACATTTACAATAATGATGAGAATAATAATACATTACACACTATTTATGGTAATGGTAGTGTATATTTAAATAGTTTACCAGATTACATAAAGATGTTGTATAATTATGAAAATTTTTACAAGTCACAATATACATCAAATCCATCTGATAGTTATACAAAAAATATTAAAAAAATTAGAGATGACATAGAAAACAAAATGATACTAAACACTAGAATTTTATCATTACCTCCAGTTGTAAACTATTATGATGTTGTTGGAGATGTTGAAATTAATTCTCTAACAAATATACTAGAATACAAACAAGAAGTTGAGAAAGAAATTTATGAGTGGTTAGACTCCAATACAAATTTTAATACAAAAATTTATTTGTCTGATATTATAAAATTTTATACCAAAAAGAAAGAAACTTCTTTTGTAAATGTAAATATGAAAATATCTGATATAATGAAATCAACTCTTAATAGTTTAACTTTTTATGTAGAAGACGATAATGTTTTTAGATTAAATACAAATTTAATTGGTCATGATACTAATATAGGTGGTGTTACATCGTTAAGAGTTAAGTACAATACTATAGAAGTTCCTATTAATCCAGATATAGATATTGATATTGATATATTGAGAAACAAATCATTGAAGTTTGATTTATATTTTCCAAATAATAATTCTTCATCACCAAATCTTAAAGATAGTTTTGAAACTACTCCTATAGAAATAATTAAAACAGAATCAAAAATAATATTTAATTTTTCTGAACCTAGATTTAGGGGGGTATTTAATTTAGCTGGTGGGTGGTCTTATATAAACGCTTTTATAGTTGTTAGTTATAGTGCTACAGATGATATATATAGCAAGAGTAATTTTTCATTGAATAATTTTACGGCGTATGATTTAGATAATAGTGAATTGAGTAATGTAAAGAATATAATTGATGGGTGGTTAAGTGATTCTTCTATGGTTAGTACAGCAGAAAGACCTATACCTTTGCCCTATGAATTATCTTCTTTTGAAGTAACAACAAGACAAGAGAATATTTTTAGAAAAGGTACATTAAAGAATGATTATTCAACAGAGTTATCTGAGAAGGCTTTTTGGTTTTATGTTGCACCAAAAATTCTAAAAGAAGTATATAATGTTAATACTTCATCTACGATAAATGATTCTATTTGGAATGGTTTTTCTAGATTGATAATGGATATATATTTTTCATTGAAGCCTATATTTGCTGATAGTATATTAGATGATAATAACAATATAACAAACTATTCAATGGATAGTGAATTATCTATTGTTAGATTAAAAGTAAATTACAAATATAGGAGATAATTAGATGGCTTATTATAACAAAAGATTTGATAATGATTTTATATTTACATTAAATATTGTTACAAATATTGAAGGTTTTAATCCAAATAATTTACCTAATGAATTTCGTATTGAAGTTACAGAGGGTATTTATAAATATAAACAAAAAGTTATCTTTGATAAAATAGAGCCGTCTATTATAGTTACGAATAGTAATATTAATGATTATAGAAATAGCACCGATTATCATTTATTAAATAATGGTTTTCAATTTTTAATAACCTCATCTGGGGATTTTAGTTGTCGTATTTTAGCTAGAGGAAATAATGGGACCAATGATGTTGGTTTTTATTTACCTGAGATTAAAATTACATTTATGGAAGGTTACAATTTTATAACTACAGAATGTATATTACCAAGGGTTTTCACAAATAAAATAAAGAAGTTAGATCCAGATGAAGAAGATGTTTTATTATCTAAAACAGATAATAGAAGTGAGTACAATTATGGTATATTAAATACCACAGGTAATTTATATTTAAACAATTCCAATTCAACAAAGTACAATAAATACAATATAACAGATAATGGAACTAATTTAGAATCACATTCTAATCCAGAACAAACTCCGTTGTATATTAGGGATTTGTATGTACTAATACCTGAAGAACTAACATTATCTCACGATTATGAGTATGAGGGTGAAACTTATACACTACAACCACTATCAATTAAAACAGAAAAAATACATTCCTACATACAAGACAATATTACGGGTGAAAAGTTTCAGGTTAATTTTACAGATAATGGTGAAGAAGTAGAGACTATAACTTTATTTGATTATAATAATGGTGAAATAGTATTAACCACAAATGTAGTTAAGCACTCCTTTACACAACAAATAAGAACTAACAATATTTCAAAAGTTGCTAAAAATGAGTTGATTTTTGGAGTGAATTATTAAGGGAGATTTTTATAAATGTCTGGGATTACAACAAGTATAAATAAGTTTAATAAGAATAAATTTTTGGTAAGATTTTCTGACTTTCCAAATTTAACTGATATAAGTTTTGACACTCATATCTTTAACAACTACATAAAATCATTTAATATTCCTGATATATCAATGACGATGTTAAGTAGTACTTATTTACACAAAAGACAACTACACCCCAATACAAAGGGTTCTAGGGACTTACAAACAATAACAATCGAATTTATAATAGATGAAGAGATGAAGAATTGGTTTGTAATGTATGCTTGGTTAGTTGAAACTAGACATGGATTAACAAGTGGTAAAAAATCATTAATACAAGAAGAATTAGTTAGGCTAAATTGTGTAGATGCTATTGAAATAATATCATTGGATAATAACAATAATGTAAAATCAAAATTAAAATTTAAACATTGTATATTAAGTAATATAGGTTCATTACAACTACAGTATGGTGTGTCTGAAGAAGCTACATTTGTTTGTACATTTGAGTATGAAGAAATTGATATTGAATTAATGTGTAAGGATGATTAATGAAAAATAACATATTAAAATGTCATGTGTGTTCAAAAGAATTTAAGTCAGGTAAAGCATTAAACTCCCATATTGTAAGTGCTCATGCAATGGGGATTAAATTCTATTACGATAAATATATAAAGAAAAGTTGGGAAGGGTATTGTAAAAATTGTGAAAAACCCACTAATTTTGTTAGAATATCTTTTGGTTATAGAGAGTTTTGCAGTCTTAAATGTAGTTTTGCTTATAGAAAAAAAACAGCAAAACCAATGTCTATGGAATGTAAAGAATGTAATTTGACTATTAAAGGTCAAAATGATATGACTTTCTTACAACGATTTAGAATACACCTGCGAACTGTACACAATCTTTCTCTACAAGAATATTATGATAAACACTTGCTTAAAAAAGGTGAAAAAGAATGTTTGTGGTGTGGAAAAGATAATGTTTTTTATACTTTTTTTAAGGGATACTCAAAATATTGTAGTAATGATTGTGTTGTTGCAATGAACAAACACAAAAATACTGTTGTTCAAAAAAACTTTAAAGAAGAACAAAGTACTATTACAAACATAGAAGAAAATAAGAAAAAAATTTATGAACTAGAACATAAAAGTAGATTAAAAGATTTTGAATATGAAAATGAAAAAGCTTCTTGGTGTTTAGTTGAATTTGATAGAACAAAAACGGATTTGAATTTTCAATCCGATGAATTTAATGACTCTTTTATTACAGAATCTGGTGGAACTTTTGATTCTGAAAACATGTGGTTAAATTAATTTTTTTTTGTATAAATACTATACAAAGATATTTTAATAGGAGAATAAAAATGAAAAGAAAAGTTATAATGACTGAAAGTCAATTAAGAGAATTAAAAAAATTCATGCGTTTGAGAAAACAAAAGAATAAAAGAAAAACAATTAGTGAAAGTAGATTTGGAAGACGAAGAAGATTTCTAAACGAAGCAAAAGGGAAAGATAAGGTTACCTTTGATGTTTCAGTTTTTGAAGATGAATTTAAACCAGATAGTATGAAATATATAGGTAAAGAGAAGTTTAAGGATATAGATGACTTAGCTTATTATTATAATTATAAACACAAATATAGTGATTTTTATATATTTGGGTTTTTTGGTGCTAATGTAAATATTAATATAGATAGTAAAAAATTTAAAGAAGATTTCCCATATGGTTGTAATTTTTTCTTTGAATATGAATCTGTAAGAAATTATACAGGACCTTTTCTACGGTATTTAGGTTATAGTCCTGAAGATGATATGTTTGATGGTGAAATCGAAGAACTACTTGAAGAATATAATGCAAAAACTTATACAGACCAAATCATGAAAGAAATATATATGGCTGTAGAAGAAGCAATTGATAATCATATAAAAGATTTAGTTGCAGACAACCTTAAAGATTCTTTTGAAAGTATTGCAGTCCAGCTTGGATTGTTATAATTAAAATAAAATTAAAAAAGCCCTTCCTTTTAAGGAGGGGTTTTATTTTTTTTATCTCAAATGTAAGCTCAATATAAATGGTGAAGCTTTATCTGGGATTCTATAAAAATCAGCAAACAAAAACAATTTAATTTGTTTTTTATTGTTTAGATAATTGATATTGTATTTATCCTTATTTTTAATCACTTCAATTACTGATTTATATTCTTCATTTAATTTATCTAATTCTTCTTTGAACTCTACCAATTTTTCTGTAATAATTGGATTTTTATTTTCATCAAATAGAATATTACCTTGATCATCTCTATCTGAATATACTTGAACAAGTTGCCCTCGTTTATCGTTAAACTCTAAAAACTTAGGGTCTTTTCGTTCATCATAAAGATTTTCCATTACAATTTTATATTCTTCAAACACTGAATGAATGTTTTTTACTACAAAATTAGAATATAGTAAACTAAAACCTTCACCAGTCATATCTTTATTTAGTAATTCAAACAAATTTTTAATTTCATTTAGTGTCAAATCAACTTCAGTTTCTACTAAACTGCGATTGAGTGCATCAATAAAATCATTATTATTTGTTTTTAAGTTAGACGCTGTAACCTCTTTATTTTCTGTCATATTATTTTCTCCATTGTTATTATTTGTCTTTTCTTTTTTTACATCCACCTCTGTGAATTTATCAAAAAACTCTGAATTATAATTTATTCCTCCATCCATTTTTTATTTCTCCTTATTTACAGTTAAAAATTTAATTAAACCACTACATGGTGTAAATGTTAATTCCCCAAAATACACTTTGTTATTTACATAATATAAATCAACACGAACAAATTTATAATCACTACATAACTTAAGTACATAAGGTTTCATTATATTTAGTATTTCTTTTTGTCTTTTATTTAATTCACTAGACAATGGTTTATTTCCAACCCATTTATCTGGTACATTACCATCTCCATCTGTACTAGCAATAAATTCTTCTAAATTTTTACTAATTTTTTTAACTAAATGTACATATTTAATTTCACCATTTTCACACCAAAAATTCCAATCTAATAAATTACCTAAATACTCTTGTATTATAAATCCAGGCTTTATATTTTCATATTGCCATTCATATCCACTTATATAAGTAAAATTTAATCCTAACCATTCATTAACAACATCAATCATATAAGAAGGATTAAAGCTATCCGTTTTATTAAAAACAAAATTCCATCCTGAACCATGGTTACATTTTAATATGTATTTACCATTTGGGATATCTTTAATATCATTAAATGTTAATTTTCCTCTCTTTACTAATATAGGTTTTATAATTAACTCTTCTAACCCTATATTTTTTAATTCATTTAATACATTTATTTTATCACTCCACTTTTGTTTTCTAATATCTTTATCATAGAATTTATTATAACAAATTCTATCTTGGAGCGTTTGTGGTGACTCTATATTTATTTCTTCATCTCTAGCTTTTAACCATTCAATACCATATTTTATTTTATCTTCAGAAAACTTACAATTATTGTAGTCTGTATTATACAAACCACTTTCCCATAATTTTTTATACTCTTCTTCACTCAAAATCATAAATTAAACTCTGTTATTATATTTTTCATTGTATTGTCTTTGTAAATATAGTAATTTACATATTCATTTTTTAAAATATCAGAATTATATATTTGGATTTTATTTGCACAACTTCCTCTATTTATTTTTATATTCCAATCTTCAACTGATTTAATATGATAATGATACAATCTAAATAAAGCTTTATGATTTAATTTACCATATGTTGTTGTTGAAATTCCATCTAAATCCACAACTGATTTTCTCTTATTATTTATAAATGGAACATGTCCTCTTTCTACATTTTCTTTAGAAAAATCATAATTTAATTCTTTTTTATAAACAACAACACATTTACCTTGAGAACTTGTATCATCTCTTCTATATTTTGAACTATCTATTAAATTAACACTTCTTTTTTTCTTTAGTTTTTTTGAAGACATTAGTATTTGTGGAATTAGAATACAATTTACATTATTCTCTTCCATCACTAGTCTAAAATAATCATCCATCTGGATGTATTTCTTATACTTTTTTTTACAGGATAATTTATGATAATTTGAAAACCCAAAATGCCATAAAAATTCATCATCATCTATAAAAGCTATGAAATCATTTTCATTAAAATTATATCTATTATTATTTATTATATCATTATATAAATTCCATTGATCTGGAAAACCAATTATCTTTTCGTATGTATCTTCTGGTCCAATAAATTGTTTTATATCAACAGAAGATTCATTATCCAATACATGAATTATAAAATTCATTTTTTTATGATAATCATACCACAACTTAAAATCATCATCTCTATAACTTTTCGTTATACAAACAATATGATTCACTATTCACCACCCTTGCTAATATTATATAGTTCTATTAACTTTTCATACAATTCTTCTTTATTTATATCATCTTCTAGATTATCTATATAAATCTTAAATAGAGTTGATAAATTAAAGCTATCTACATTTAATTCTATTTCTTTTGTTTCTTCCATAGCTTTTGGTAAATAAAAAACATTTACTGGATAAGCTGGATTTTCATTATCAATCTCTTTTATTACTTTATTTATATTTTTAATAGAGTCTTGATAATCATAAGGAATCTTTAAATCAATAACATTTTTATTTACTAAAGACAAATCTACATTTGGAAACTTAAACTCTATGTATTCTATTGATTCTGTATTATCCACCCACTCAAAATTATTATTACTTAAATCTAAAATAGCATAGCCTCTTTTCTCGTTTCTATCTATCCTAGTCATTTGGTAAGGAGAACCAATATAAGTTATAGTTCTATTGTCCTTAAAGGTCTTTCTATCCCTTTTATGGTAATGTCCTGTGTATGTATGCTCTATTTTAGATGTGACCTCAGATACGGTTAAACCTTTAGTACATAACCTTCCACCACCTAGATCAAAACCAACTATATCTAAATGTGCAAAAGCGTATTTATAATTCTTATCTAACAAATCACCAAAATCATCATAATTTGTCACCCACGGCAACATTAAAACTTCATTATTTTCAAAAACTACAGTCTCAGGTTTTTCATATACTTTTACATTATTTAGTAATGATATAGCTTTTAGACTATTAATCTCTGTTGTTGTTGTATAATAAATATCGTGATTTCCTGCAATAACATGAACATCAAAATCTTTAAATGTATTCTTAAAAAGGTCTATAACAACATTATCTGTTTGTACATTTACAGAATATCTAGTATCAAAAGTATCTCCACAAACCACAATTGTTTTTATATTTTTTTCTTTTAGTTCTTTTACAAATTGATTTTTCAAAAATCTAATTTGCGATTCTTGGAAAACTTTATCTGATTTTTTATCACCAATATGTAAGTCTGATATTAAAGCTATTTTCATTTTAAACCTCTTTCACTATTTCTGAAAATAAATTTTTCTTTTTAACCTCTATTACTTCATTCCAACTCATCTGAATTTCTGCTAATTTATGGCTAATTAAATAAATACCTAAATTAGTATTCTCTTCTGTTACAATATTATATAAAGTTGTTAAAAATTGTTCTGTACCACTTAAATCAACTCCTGCATCCAATACTTCATCAATAAATAATATAGAACAAGACCAGTTGGATATAATTTTACTAATATCGTAAAAGGATAATAATATTGCCATATCAATTCTTGATTTTTCACCATTTGAAAACTGATTGTAACTTTGTGTATAATGTCCAACTGTTATTGTTTCATTCATCAAACTATCTATTTCAATGTTTATATTTAATTCAAATTTAGTTAAATAATCATTTATTTTTTGATTTAATATAGGTAGTAATTTATTAAAGAAAAAGCTTCTTAAACCATCATCACCCAACATCTCAATTAACTTCATATCTATTCTAGTTTCTTCTTCTAATTTAGATAAATAAACCTCAATTTCTTTTTTCTTTAATTTTAATTCAGATAATTTATCTTCATATGGTTTTATATCTAAATCACATTTCTTTTCTTTTAATTGATTAAGTTTTTGTGTGTATGATATTTCTTTTTCTTCTTCATAAGATAATTTAGTTTCTTCTTCTTTTACCTTTTGATTTATTAAATCATACCTATTTTTTATAGCTTTTTCTTTTTCTATTTTTTCATTTAATTCTGTTTGTTGCTTATATAATTCAGGTAAAGTTTTATTTTCTATAACATCAATCTCAGTTTTTAATTGTTCTAAATGCTCTAATGCATGCCCCTCATCTAATTTAGAATCACATAAAGGACATTTTACTGCACCATCTAAATTAGATAAAGTTCTATTTATACTATTTTTATTGTTATTAACTACCTTCACATTGGCTACAACATCATTTAACTGCTCTACTAGCCTGCTAGTATCATTTACAGTTAAAGACTCTAATGCACCTAAACCTTTTTGTATATTACCCTTAAAACGACTTATATTTGAATTTATTAAAGATAATTCATTTTCAATTTGTTTTATCTCTAACTCTTTTTGTTTATCAAACTGCTCAATATATTCAGATGTTCTTTTTATATAATTTTCATTATCTACAATTGAATTATCATATCCATCTAACTCCGATACTTTAATTCTTTGTTCTGTTTTATTTAATGAATCTCTTTTTTTAACTTCTTTTAACATCATAGTTAAAACATCTATATTAAAAATACTTTCTATTAAACTTCTTTTATCTGCTATCCCCATTGATAAAAATGGCTTACTATTTGTTACTGCTACACCAACTATATTTTTAAATAGCTTTTCATCTATACCTATAATTTTATTTATCTCTTCTTGATTTAGTTTTTTGGATGATAAGCTTTCTAAATTTTCACCATTTTTAGTTAAACTAAATAAATTTGGTTTTAATCCTCTGGTTAATATATATTCATCTTTTCCTATAGAAAATTCTATAATAACTTCTAAACCTTTTTTATTATACCTATTTATTAACTCATTTATTTTAACACTTCTAAATGGTTTTCCAAATAATCCAAAATTTATAGCATCTAAAAATGCTGATTTACCACTCCCATTTGGTGCTTTTATTAAATTTAATCCATATGTAAAATCAATTTCTGTGTAAGTATTACCATATGACAATAAATTTTTTAACTTCATTCTTTTAAAGTTCACAAACATATATACCTCAACCGTTTATTATTTTATAATAATCTAAATAATTTTTTATAGTAAAAGACATTGCTTTAATATTATCTAAAGTACCTTTAATGTAATTTACATAATACTCTTGATCTTTTATCTTCTTGTATAATTCAGTATATTGATCTATTTGAAAAAACTGATTTTTTATTTCTGATGTTGAACCCCAACTATATTTACACAATCTGTTATTTGGGTTTGTACCAAATTTTATCTCTTCAAATAATCTACTCTCTAAAACATTTAGTTCTGTATTCATCTCTACTAGAATATAATTTTGTTTAGAATATACACTTTGCCAATACTGAATCTCACCTGGTAAATTGTTGTTTTTTTCTATTATATTATCAATTTTATCAGGCATTTTTGTATCTTGTTCTGCTCGTTGTTTTACTCTTCTAAAATCATCTAAGTTCATTAAATTCTCCTCCCATTACAGAAAAAATAAGCTTCCTCTTTGTTATTACCATCATACTCAATACACATTCCATGAATATTATTTCCTTTGTATTCAAACTTCAAAACACACTCTCTTTGTTTATTGAAAATGTAACATACACCTTCACTATCCTCAAAATATGTTTTGCCTTCAATACCACCATCTTCAAATATACATAATTTTTGTCCATTTGTGTACTGATTTTTTTTTATTTTTTCTAAATAACTCATTTTTAACCTCTTTTCTTTATATCATCTAGCGATATTTTATATCTAACCCAACTAGGTGGTGGAGATTCCACTGTAACTACTAATATTTTTTTACTATATTTTTTTGGTTTTTCCCATTTGAAATTACAATCTGTGAAAAATATAATTCCATCAAATTTTAATTTTTCAGCTGTAATTTTGTCTATTACAGATTGTGGGTTTGTGGAACCTCTACCTGTTAAATCTATTTTCTTTTGTGGTTTATTTATTTGTGTTATATCACCACATACACCATCCCAAAAACAGGAATATACTTCTGATGTTTTTATAAATTTATTTACAAATTCTATAGCCATTTCTAATTCTTCATCACTCATTGAACCAGAACAATCTTTGGCTACTAATATCTTTGATCTGTTTTCATGCCTATAACCAGGAAATAAAAAACCATGCCTTCTATTTGCTTTTAATCTTGTTGGATATACATTATGACTTAATGTTGTCATCTTAAATTTTCTTAATATTGTCTCTGGATTAAATTTTAATGTGTTTGATGATATTATACTCTGTATTATACCACCAGATAAACTCCCCCATGTAGAACTTGAACTAACTATATGTTTTGTTACTTCTATTAACTCAGACTTTAATTCATTGTTCTCTTCCCACTCAGCCATATGTATTTCAGCATTTTCAGGAGATTCTTGAAAATATTCATATAATGGATTTTCTTGTTCTTCTTTTTCATCTTCATTTAATGATTCATCTACTTCATTATTATCAGAATCTTTATCATCAGTTGAAAAACCATCTTCTTTATATGATGTTTGTTTATCCCCAATAGTCTTTAATATACTATTTAATTTTTCTAAATAAAAATCTGTTTTTTTGTTGAAATTGTGTTTTGATAATAAATCATTATAATCATTCAATGTTGGAATATAATCCAAAACTTCTTTTACTTCTTTTTTATGTAAATTTAAAATATTTTTATTATCTGATACAATTAAATCACTAGATAATTTATATGATACTAAAGGATAACATTTTCTTTGGATTACATGATGTAAAGCTAGTCTTAAAGTCTCCATATAAAGAACATATGTAAATATACTTGGTTCTTTTATCTTTTCTACCCAATATGGATTATATTGCAAAATAGCATAACTACCTGTACCCTTTGTTGATAGTCTTGCTGTTAAATTCTCTATGTTTTTTGACTCTAAAGTTATTAAACTAAAATAAGTCATTATAGCTGGTTCTACAAATAAAATCTTCATTGCTTCATTTATAAACGGCTTTACACTTTCAGTTACTTCTATAAATTCTTTATCTTCTACATTCATAATGTTCACTCATATTAAATCTATTTTATGATTTTTATCATACCAATCTATTATTTTATTTATTTTATTTACTAGTTTTTTATTATAATCAAAAACTTCTTCTTTACTCATATTCTTTGTTTTTTCTGAATATTTTTTTTGCCATTCCTTTGGTTGAAATTTTATGTCATAGTGCAATAAATTTAAAAGATTTATATCTAAAACTGTTCTTGAACCCAGAAACATTTTATATTGTTTACTATAAAATACAGACCTATAAGCAGCCTCATACTCTATCTCACGAATATTCTCTTTTATATGTTCAATTTTTTTGTTATTGTTTTCTGGAACTATTGATACTTGATCATCTACACTTAGATGTAAAAAATGTGACGCTTCATGTAAAAAACAACAATAATCTATTTCAGTATCATAAGTTACTTCAAAATTATTTACCTTCCAATTACCTGTTATGTATATCTTTTCTAAATAATTTTCATTTTCATAAAAACACTCTATTGTTTTTGATGTAATTTCTGTAAATATAAGAATTGAAAACTCACAATTCTGTAAGCCTCTCATTACTCTATCCCAAAACTCAACTCTTCCTTTGTTTTTATCTATTAGTTTATATTTTGTAAAATCTTTCTTTATTTCATACATAAGTACAAATATAGAAAAAATATTTAATTAAATAAATTTATGTGAATTTAAATCCCATCCAATAATCTACTATTTCTATGTTCTTTTTAATTGGGTATGTCTCCCATCCTGCATTTAATGGATAACCATATGTTGTTGAAATTATGGGGAGGGAGAAATGGAATTTATTTTCAAGTGAATTATAATCATTAAATGAAAAAATATTATCCACCCAACTCTGTAAAAAATAATAACTATAATTATTAATATCACCTAACCAATAGTTGAAATATATCATTGATGTTTCAGATCCTAACCCTGTTGTTTTATACTTTGTATCAGCATATTCACCATTATTTACAGCTAAAGCGGTACTCAATGTTGTCACAGCTCTTTGTGTTGGACCAATATTTATCATTTCTTTGGGCATTTCTTTGATAGTACCATATTTAAAATAAAAATTGAATCTTGGTGTAAATACACCCACATCTGGAACCACTATCTGTTTATCTTGAGATGGGATTCTAACAATTGCTCCAGTTTTTATATAACAATAACTAGATTCACCAAAGTCTTTATTAATATCACGAGGCATTTGAAAAAAATCTATATCTAAAGAACCCCAAGCATGAACATATCTATTCGTTGCGTACATATTAGATGTATAAACAAGATTAGATTTTCCTGTTGGAGAAGCACTTGGCGATAATGTAAGTAGAGTGTCTTTTAAATATTCATAATCCCTATTTAAAACTAATACCTCTAAATTTTCTTTTTCAACATGATGTCCATTATAGCAACCAATTGTTGTAAATCCAGGTGTTCTTTGTTCAATACCATTTTTATCATCATAAAAACCCGCATACATATCAACATTTTCTAAAGTTTTTATTGGGTTATTATCAACACTAACCCTCCTTCTAACCCTGTTTATTTTAGCATTTTGTTGAATAATAGAAGAAGGATTTCTTTCTGTGAGTGCACTTACTCCTTTATCCTCCATATATATAGTTTCAGGGGCAAGCATAGACGACAACCCAGAATTTGGTATATTTATATATGCTGATAAATAAATATCCTCATTAAATGGATCACTTAAAAACTTTGAAGGAACATAATCTAAACTTAAATCACTTTTTGGACGAATTACAACATCAGGAATTATATCTGAATTTGTTCTATATCTAATTTCATTGTTTATAACTGCACCCAATATAGAATTGGTTAATCTCTCATGCTCATTCATATATAAATTAAAATTATTTAACCTTGGTAAACCATTCACTTGAAATGGACCATTATAAGGTGGTCTTGCTAATTTTAATTTTTCATCACTTTTGGGATAATTCATCTCATCTCCTTACATAACATATAATGTATTTACATTCAATGTATTTGGAAGCGTACTTACTCTTACTATTTTTGTAATACTATTATCCCCATGAATGTATTCTCCATTACTTCCATCAACAACGCTTGGACTTTTTAATTTCGTAGCTATATTTGCATAAATAAAATTACCAGATGTTGAACTTACGGTACCAGTTACTTTTAATATATTTGCATTTAAACCTGTATTAAATCCATATGTTAATCCAGTATAATATCTTAATGTAGATGGATCAGAACTTAGTGAAATTGGTATATAACCAGCAGAAACTGTATTTATTTTTGTAACATCCAACTTCTGAGATTTTCCTATTAGATTACCAGATACTGTAGTAAATTTTGCTTGTGATCCATATACATAAGTTGCCGATAAAGAATTTCTATTTACCTTTACACTTGGTGAATTATAAAATAAACTAGTGTTTGTTCCCATAACATTTACATAAGTACTACCTATAGCTTCTGTTTTTAAAAACTCTGCACTTGCTATATTCCCATCAATTTTATTTTGTACTCTAAGATTTGTTAATACAGCACTATTAGATGAAATATCACCATTTGAAAAATTTAATCCATCTAAACTTGTTATTTGTTTTGCAAGCCCACCATCTACATATATAGGTTTTGATGTAGTTCCAACGGTTTGATTGTTTGTTGATAATCTTACAAACTTGTCACTTGTTCCAGTTATCCAATTTAATGCACTTACTCCAGACCTTGCACTATTAGATAATCCACCACTATTAAGAATAACCCAATTTAATGCACTATTTGCATTATTTTTTGTAGTGTTTATATCCCCACTATTTCCAATTATCCAATTTAATGCACTTACACCTGAAACACCATTTCCTGATAAAATACCACTATTTCCTGTTATCCAATTATATGAATGATATCCAGATAAAGAATTATTTATTACAGTTGGACCATTTGTATTTACCCAACTATAAGCTGATTTAGCAGAATTTTCTATATTTGTAATTCTTGTAGAATTTGTTTGTATCCAATTCAATGCACTATTTGCATTTGTTTGTGTTGTATTTATATCCCCACTATTATTAACTATCCACTGATACGAAAGTGTACCAGATTTTGCACTATTAGATAATCCACCACTATTTCCTGTTATCCAATTATATGAATGATATCCAGATAAAGAATTATTTATTACAGTTGGACCATTTGTATTTACCCAACTATAAGCTGATTTAGCAGAATTTTCTATATTTGTAATTCTTGTAGAATTTGTTTGTATCCAATTCAATGCACTATTTGCATTATTTTTTGTATTATTTAAATCGGATAAATTATCATAAATCCAAGCACTTGCTGAAGCACCTTGTTTTGCACTTAATATTAAATCATCACCTATACTAGTGTACCAGTTATAAGCACTTACACCTTTATTTACTTCAGTTAATACATTATTAAAATCAAAATCACTAATATAATCAACAGCACTAGCCAACATATAAATGTTTTCTATTATTGGATCAACTGTCTTTTCACTCAACCAAATACCATCGGCAACAGTATTATGGTTCCAGTTCGACATTGATTTTAAGTTTTCTGTTAAATCTGCCATTTTTCCTCTATATATTAATTATCCAAGTGAATTTGAAAACACAATGACCGCTGAACATAAATCTAATACAGACATATCACGAGAAGTATTATTAGCGATTTTTTTATAAGCTCTGGGTGAACATACTGTTTTATCTACCACAAAATCTTTTCCCCCAACCACATGAACAACTTGTTCACAAACTCCTCTCATTTGTTTTTCCCAACTTTTAATTTGATCTTCCATATTTAATATTTTTTTAGTTTTATCACACTTATTTTCAAAAGCCAATTTAATTGTTTCAATTAAAGCCATAGAAGCTTCTACCTGAGGTTCAATCTCTTCTTTAATTTGTGTCCGAATATCTTTTGATTCACTAGTCTCAGGCTTCTCTTTGTCTTTTTCCTCTTGCTCTATTTCACTTACTGTTTTTATAGGAATTTCTTCATCTTCATTTACTAAGTTCAAACTATCTATTAATTTATAAAAATCTTCTTTTAACATATCCTCTCCATTATAACTAAACTTTTGTTCTTAATGTATTTATAACTTTTTTCACACAACTAAAAAATTATAAATACTACATAAAGTTAAAAAGATAATGTGAGTGAGTGAAGTTATGATTTAGTTTATTTATATAAATGAGGTTAATAATGGCTAAATTTAGTACACCTGGGGTTTATTTCACAGAAATAGATAATACAATACAACAAGAAGCAACAGCTTCATTAGGTACTGGTGCAATAGTAATAAAATCAAATAAAGGAATGGTTAATCAAATTGTAAACAAAAAAAACTATAGTTCTTTTGTTAATACATACGGTAATCCAGAAAAATTAGATGATTATGGACATTTTGCTGCTGAAAATTATTTTGAAAATTCTGATAGTTTACAAGTAATAAGAGCAACAATGGGAGATGAACAATATTCTCAAATTCAATATCCATATAATGATGCTTCTGATAAAAAAATAGATGAAAGACAAGGTATATTTGAATTTGTTGAAAATGATGGAGAAAACAAACTTAAAATTGTTGAAGATATTAATGCTAGTTATATAGCAAACTTGACAGCAAATGATGAATGGAATATTAGCCCTAATTCACCTACTTATAACCTACACCTTAATCAAACCGCTAAAACAGCAGTTATTAAAGATATCTTTTCTAACTCTGAAAATGTAATTGTTTTTAAAAACAAAAGTACTGGAAATTTAGATGATTTTGAAACAGAAAAAGGTGTTAAAGTATCTTATAGATCAATAGTTAATATTGATGGTAGTGTTAGTTCTGATCCTATTGATAAAAATGATTTGGTATTTAAAGAAAATTCATGGAATAATGGTGAAATAGAAAAAACGGATATAAAAGATCTTGATCATGAAATTGGATCTGGTGATAACACAGGACATAAAATTAGATTTTATGTTGAAAAAGAACACACCTTAAACAACAAAAAAATTGAAGTAACTTTTTTTGCTACTAAAAATTTTAAAGAAAATCTAAATATTAATCCAAATGACACATTAAAATTTAAAGATATATTAAATATTGAATATTTCTATACTAAAGAGGGTATTGAGGAAGATAATTATATTAATATAAACGAAGATATAAAAGTAGTTAGTCTTTTTGATTGGAATGATTTAACAAACAAATCATTTTCAATAGAAGGAAAAGAAGTAGATAATACTCTAACTAATGTTTCATCTATTTCTTTTAAAGAATATGGATATAACACATTCCAAGATGTGTTAGCATTAAATAGTACGGAATCAATTTCTAATACATATAATAATAAGGTTGTGACTGTTCCACCTGATATTAATGACCCATACATACAAGAAGCAACAATACAAGTTATACCATTTTCTAGTTTCTATGATGATCCAGAAAGAGAAGAAAGAGCTAAGAATATAATAGATATGTACAATCTTGGAGTGGCTGAAGCTCTAAAAGATAAATATTATATATTAAGGTATGTAAATGTATGGGATGGTTCTTTTGCAAACAGTGAATATACAGAAAAACTAATTGTTAAACAATCTGAAAGTGATTTTGTTTTAAATAATGATTTATTTTGGGTAGTTAAAGAATTGGGGAAAGATGATATAATTACATTAAGTACTTATACAGCTTCTGAACCAAAACAATTTATTTCACCTTATATAGGCAATGAAATAGATCCAATTGTTGCATATCCATCATCTGAAGTATTAAATATAGAAAAATATAAAGATGGTTATACTACATTTACTGAAACAGAAGATGATGTTGGAATTGGTGATGTAGAAGATTATATCTCTAATAGAGAAAATCAATTGATTATCACTGCTCTTAATCCAGGTGAATGGGGGAATGATATCGGGATATCTATTATAACCACTGAAAGTGAAAAAATACCTTCTTTAAACCATCAAAATGCGTTTAACTGGAAGTATAGATATGATGATGAAGACCAAATTGATAATTTTAATGTAAATCAGGATGATTTGATATGGAAAAAAGTATATAGAATAAATGTGTATGTAAAACCAAAAACCCAAACAACTGAAAGTGCTTGGGGGACGGGTATGGACGCTATGTTAAAAGAACCTACTGAATCGTTTTTCGTATCTAATGATCCAACACTAAAAGATTCTGAAGGAAATTCTTTATTTGCACCAACTGTTATAAATGGTTTTTCTGATTATATTTATATTTCAAGAAATTCTGTTAATGAAGCAATCTCTAGTTCTGGGAATTATGAACAACCTGCTCAAACATATTCTATTTACCCACTAACTGGTGGTAAAAATTCTAAAAAGAATTTAATTAGAGAAAAAACTTCTGCTCTAAAATTATTTGATGATAGACAAAAGGTTTCTTTTGATGTTATATTTAACACAGAAGCAATTGATTCTTTTTCTGGACAAATGTTCTTATCTCATCAAAAGAGAATAGCTGACATTGCTGGAAATAGAAAAGACTGTATTGCTGTTGTTCAAACTACTTCTAAAGAAAGTAGAACAATTAAAAGACAAATCAGTGAATCTAAAATGTTTACATTCAATAATCCTAGTTATGTTGCTGCTTATGGGGAGTATGATAAATACTATAATTCAACTCTAGCTAGTTGGATTTATTTGCCTAAATCCATAGCTGGTGCTTCTGCTATAGCATTTTGCTTTAAATACTCATATCCTTGGAAGGCTCCTGCTGGTATATCCAATGGTTCTATTAACTATTCTAGGGGTAAACTAACTAAACTAACTGATGATGAAATCGGGCAACTGTATGATATCAACATAAACACTTCCAGAGCTATGATGGGTTATGGAGAAGTTTTGTGGGGACAAAAAACTTGCTTGAAAAAAGAATCTGCATTAAATAGAATAAATGTAAGATGTTTGTTAAACTTCTTGAAAAAAGAACTTGAACTTATGTTTGTGCCATTTATGTTCCAAAACAACACTGCAAATACAAGAAGTGCTGCTAAAAATAGCTTAGACGCTTTTTTAAGTAGAGTTAAGGCTGCAGATGGTGTTGAAACATTTAGTACTAGTGTTACTCAAGATGATTTAGATCCTAGAATATTAAACATAAACATAAAAATAGTTCCTGCTGAGACTATCGAATTTATTGATATTAAAATAAGTATTGATAGAAACACTGGAGTTATTGTGGATGTAGGTTAATTCTAAATCTTATTAATTTTAAAAACCTTTCTTGAAAAAGAGAGGTTTTTTTGTATTTCTAAAAAAATATACTATATTTAATGTATTGTTTTAGAGAATGTGAAACTTTTAAATAAAAAATATTATAAATAATTCAAATTTTCTTGACAAGATGAATTTTTTTAGTATATTTACATGTATTAAAGAAATTAGGGACTTTAGCTCAATCGGTTAGAGCAACGGACTCATAACCCGTCGGTTTCCAGTTCAAGTCTGGGAGGTCCCACTAATGGAGTGTACGATAATTGGTAATCGGGATGACTGTTAATCATTTGTATGTAGGTTCGAGACCTGCCACTCCAGTCCGAATTAACTATAAAATCGAGTTCTGGCTCGTAATCCAGATTTAGTTAATTATAAATACATATAATGTGTGGTGGTTGTAATCCACCCCGTAATATATAACCTTATATATTAAACAAATCATCTTATGGATCGAAACCCAACTCAATGGTGCTATCGGATAAGAAGGTGTCGTTGCTAGTTAAGACACTAACTAGTATGAAAAAACGAATGTGTTAAATGAGAAATGTCTAACAAACATTTCATACGCCGTTGTGTGCAAATATTGATAGTTTTGAAATTATCTTTATTTTCAAAGAAGTCTGGGTACAGGATAACCGCCTAGTTAAGCAATATTGTAAGCCACCAAGTCCGTCATAATAAATATACTGCGATATACCAAAAGACAGAACAAACTTGCTCCGAAAGGGCAAGTTGTCTTTAAATTCCAGCTCAACCCAAAAGAATAGAACTATAACATTGTTAGTAATGTCTTATGCATCGTTGATATAACATGAATTTAAAGACTTTATAAATTTTATATTTTAGTGTTTGTATCATTTAATTAAATTTAATCACAATTAAAATTGGTTTTTAGACATCGTTTATTTAATAGAATTTAAAGTTCTTTTAAAAAATTTTAATATGTTTTATAGGTTTTTTGTTATTTAATATGATTTTAATTAAAAATTAAATTCTTTTTAGGTTTTGTTTTTTATGAAATTTAAAAAGTTAAATGTTTAGCTATTTTATAGTTTTAATTAATCTCCATCTATAAAATTAAATTTTAATTGTATTTTATTTGTTTTATGGTTTATATGCTAAATTAAAAAATATTATAAAAAAATAATTCACATTTTCAATTACATTGAAAATGTGTTATGATGGATAGTCATCCATCATAACAATTAATTCTTTAAAATAGCTTATATAATCGTTTATGAAAAAAAATATTTAAATCTTTATATAGTTTTAATTAATCTCCATCTATAAAATTAAATTTTAATTGTATTTTATGGTTTCACATATGAATTTTAATTCTTTTATGCATTTAAATGATTTTAAATAAAATTTTAAAAAATAAATTTAATCTGAGATTTATAAATATAATTTAAAAGACTTTGTTGATATTTTCAATTAAAATTGAAAATATCATTTCATGGATGTACAAGTCCATCCATGAAATATTGTATTCTTTAAAAAATTTTTTCATTAAAATTAAAATCTTATAAATACTATAGTGAAAAACAAATTGAATATGTGAACTACCCCCGACTAAAGACGGAGGCTTCTAAAGTCTAAGTTCACCAGACTTAGTATAGAGAAATTTATACTACGATAGAATAGTTATGATACCTTTGGTTGACGCATCAGACCATTGCTCTATCGTATATCATTAAGTAGAGTCAGAGGGTAAGGCTCGGTGTGATATACATGTAAGCTATTTTATCATTGTCGAGATGAGGACGAATTCTTATTGTGGTCATAGCAATAAGATACGCACAACCTGTCGTAAGACAGAGTATTTAACAGAAGGGACTGTTTATGTGAACAGAACAGAGCCAATTCATCTCATGACTGAAGTCACGAGTGTTCTTGGCTCAACTATAAATAAATTAGGAGTTTAAAATTGAGAAGATTAATAAGAAAAAAGGTTACAACTGAAATTTCTGATTTAGATAATTTAAATCCAAAAAAAAATAATTTAAAAAAGAAAATTATAGAAAAGCCTAAAAAGAATTTAAAAATTAAAAAAATTGAAAAAAATGTTGATGTTGAGGAGAAAGACATAGATGTCAAAAAAGAAGAAGTGGAGACCTCCAATTAAAGAAAGAATAAATTTAAAATTAAAAAAAATAAATATTTTAACAGATTCAGAATTCAATAAATTTATAGATGATTTAATTTCTTTAGAAAAATCTAAGGGGACAATAGATGATTATGAATATAAAGGATTTGATGATTTTGAGTTTTTGATTCTTTGAAAAAATAGGTTTAAATATGAATTATGATGTTATAGTTTCATTAACTACATGGAAAAGGCGTATAGAAGATCCAAGATTTTTAAGGGTTTTATATAGATTATTAAAAGAGCAATTAACTGTATACAAGTATAAAGTTGTTTTAGTTTTGAGTGAGGATGAGTTTATAGGTAGAAAAATACCTATAGCAGTAAAGGCATTTGAAAATATTGATAATTTTGAAATCTTATGGACTAAGAAGAACACTAAGGCTTTAAAGAAGTTAGATCCTACTATGTTTAAGTATGATAAAACTCCTATAATAACTACTGATGATGATATTTTAGTTACTACTGATATGGTTAATACAATGGTTAGATTACATAAGGCTAATCCGAAGTATATATTGGGTCAAAAATGTATTTGTACAAAAAGTAATTTAATAATTGTAAGTAGACTTAGATTATATCCACCAAATTCTATAAGTTATTTACCAGAACATTTATATGATAAATATTGTTTTGGTGTAATGGATGATGAATGGAATGCAATTAGAGCAATGAACAAGGGTGTAAAGAGCAAGAAGATAAATTATAATTTGATAGAAAATTTAGAATATTGTGGGAAATCATCTGCATTGAATTTAGTGTATAGAACATTTGATATTATAAAAAGCATTAATGATTTTAGAAAAGATTATCCTGAGTACTTTTTAACAGAAGAAGAATTTTTAAAATCTAGTTTAAGCAATTATTTAAGTAAGGTGGGTGGGGATGAATAAAGAACCAATAGATATAGTTATAACTTGGGTAAATCCAAAAGATAAAGAATGGGAAAAAGAGTTTTTATTTTATAAAAAGAAACATGTTGGGGAGAGTAATGAAGTTTCTAACCACGAGAGTAGGTATAGGGATTTAGATACATTAAAATATGTATTTAGAAGTATTGAGAAGAACGCTAAGTTTATTAGAAATGTTTATTTAGTATTGGCATATGAGAGTCAAATACCTGAGTGGTTGGATGTAAATAATGAACAGTTAAAAATTATTTATCATAGGGATATTATAGATAAAAAATATTTGCCAACATTTAATAGTATAACTATTGAGTTTAATATATGTAATATAGATGGTTTATCCAATAATTTTATTTTATCTAATGATGATATGTTTTTTATTAAAGAAACAGATGAGAGTGATTGTTTTATAGACGATTTGCCTGTAGATTATGTAAAACAGAGATTTAATAATCCGTATAGGTATAATGTTAATTCAGAGTTCAGACAAACTATTAATAATAATTTGAAATTAATAGAAGAAATAACTGGGATAAAAACAGATTATAATTATTCACATGTTTTTTGTATGTATAATAAGGATTTTACTCAATGGGTTTTAGAAAAATATCCTATTATAAAGAAAAAAAGTTGTACTAAGTTTAGAAATCCAACAAATTATACGCATTGGTTATTAAAAGATTTAAGGATAGTTGCTGGGAAGTATGTTGAGAAGCCTGTTATTAGTAGATCAATAAACATAGCTAAATTGGATATAGATATCACCAAAGAATTGAGGATACAATTGGAGAGTAAGTTTTTATGTTTGAATGATACTGAAATTGTTGAAGATTTTATAAACAAGAAGAAAATTACTATATTTATATTAAATAGTTTGTTTCCAGAAAAGAGTAAATTTGAAAAATAAATATGAATAATATAGTAAATATAACAAAATTAAATGAGAGTTATTGTATTATAAGTGCAAGTTCTACAGTGAATAGGTGTATTTATAATAAATATTCAGAATACAAGACTGGATATTTTTTTAATCCTAAATACAAAAGAAAACATTGGGATGGAAAAATTTATGTATATGATTTGTTATCTAATGTATTACCTATTGGATTGGTTAAAAATTTAATTGCTTATTTGTCTGAGAATGGAATAAAGTACATATTAAATGATTTTGATGATGATTTCTTTTTTGAAAAGATAGATGAAGAATGGTATAAACAAGAAATAGAGAATAATATGAAATCTGTTGATTTCAGACCATATCAACATCAAGATGAAGCTACAAGAATATGTATGGAGTATAAGAAGGGTGTTTTATTATCATGTACTGGAAGTGGTAAGTCTTTAATATTGTATAATTCAATTAGATTGTTAAGAAAAAAGAATTACAAGAATATATTATTAGTAGTTCCATCTATTATGTTAATTAATCAGATGTATGAAGATTTTAAAGATTATGGTTTTGTGGATATAGATGAAGAAGTAGAAAGATTAGGTGGAGGACACAAACCAACTTATGAAAAACCTATATTAATAAGTACATGGGCTTCTTTAAATAATAAAAAAGAGATGTTTTTTAAGAAGTTTGATGCAGTATTTATAGACGAGTGTCATCAGTCATCTGCTAATGTATTAAGTAAGGTGGTAAAGCAGTGTTCTAATGCTGTTTATAAGATTGGTGTTACTGGGACATTGCCTGAGGGTAAATCTGAGTTATTGGAGATTAAGTCTGTATTAGGTGAAGTGTTGTATGAGCTGAAATCATCTGATTTAATTGATATGGGGATTTTAACAAAAATACAGATTGCAAATATAATATTAAAATACCCTATAGAGTTTATTTCAAACAATAGAAATAGAAGTTATCATGAAGAAGTGAAGCTGGTTGAATCATATGAAAAAAGAAATGTTATTATAGATGTGATTTTAGAAAAAACTGATAAAAAATACAATACATTAATCTTAGTAAATCATTTAAAACACTTAAAGAAGATTGAAGAATGGTTCAAAGAAAAGCATCCAGAGAAGACTGTTTATATTATAAATGGAAGTGTAAAATCAGAAGAGAGAGATAATATAAGAGTTGGGATTGAGGAAGAAAATGGGAGTATTATATTGGCAACTTTTGCCACTATGAGTACTGGTGTAAATATTCCTAAATTACATAATGTTATATTATACAGTAATTCAAAATCAAAAATTAAAGTTCTACAATCTATTGGAAGAGGACTTAGAAAACATAAGACAAAAAATAAGATTGTTTTATATGATATTATTGATGACTTAAGTTATGAAACTAATAGAGGGAGAGTAGTAAAAAACTATTTGTTAAAACATTGGGAAGAAAGGTTGAAATATTATAGGGACCAAGATTTTCCATATCTAAATACAAAAATAAACATATAAATACACTATGAGTGAAAAAGATATAATAAAAATAGCTAATCCAGATATACATACTGATGATTATTTAAGGTTTTATACTTTAAACACAAAAAATGAAGTTGAAGCTCATGATCAGGCTGGTTATTTTTATAGTTTGTATTATTCTACCTACATAGATGGATTATATAATGCTCAAGAAGTGTATACATTTAAGAAATTAGACGGTTTTTCTGATTTTCATAATTTGAATACTATTTATTATTGTGATATTGCAAATACTATTTATGTTGATGGATTAGCTGAGACTCCAGTTGCATCTAACAAAAGATATGAGCTTGTAGATGGATATTATGTGTTAGAATCAGAATATGATATTAAATATGCAAACAAAAAAACATATTTAAATCATATTATACAAAAAAACAATTATGTTTTATATAAAACAAACTTGAATTATCCATTAGTAGCTCCAGAATTGTGGAAAACCGAAGGTATATTATTTATTAAAACTGAGTGGTTGAGGGTATCTGAAGGAAAGCTTTATATTGATTATAATGGTGTAAAATATGATAATATTGTATCATTAAAAGATTTATCAGAAGAAGACCATAATATTGTTTTACAAAAACTACAAGAAGTAGAAAATACTGATAATGCAGTTACAGAATTTTATAGGTATGTAGATGTAGATGAGTTAAATGTAAAAAAACAATACTATAATCTAAATGAAACGGTTATAGAAGAAATTTATAATATTATATATAATATTGAAAGAAAGATAGATCAAATATGTTTTGATTTACATTATATTAGTGTTAATCAAACACCATCATATGATGATGATGGGTTTAATGATATTGAAACATTCAAAGAATCTGGAAAAAGATTATTATTTGTTTCAAGCGAATCATCTGAAGATGAAAATATTTATCATTCAGTAAGATTAAAATCAGAAAAATTAAGTGTAACTAATACTAAATTGTTAGATCCAATTTCTCGTATTGGTTCATCATTAACTATGTATGATGAAAGGTCTTTAGTTTATGATCATAGAATAGATATAAAATCAAAAATTAAAGAACATATTTATAACGAAGATTTTGTTATTGTAGAAGAAAATGATTTTGGGGATGTAGATAATAATTATATAGATTCAATAATAATAAAAGGAAAATGGAGAACACCATTTGAGTATTATAATAGTGATATTAAGTCTGATGATTTTTCTGAATTTAGAGATGTTTATGATACTGAGGTAGAAAAAAAAGCGATTGCAAATAAACCAAATTGGTTCTGGGTAGAGACTTTAAAAAATTGGTGTTATTTTGAAATAAACAACAATGATGTGTTTACTTTAATGATGTGGAATGGATGGGACAATTGGGAATCACTTTATGAAATTATGAAAAGTCTATATGATCCAGAAGATACTAGAGATATAAGAGTTAAATATGATGAGATAAAACAAAGGTTGTATTTTGATATGAGGTTTGTTACAAATGCTGTAGGTGGTGGGATGAGAACGCAATATGTTACAGAAGACCGTAGAGATTTTTTTTATTATGCAATTAAATTACATTTAGATGAAAAGTTTTCAAATTATGATTTCGATTCATTTCAATCTATAAGAAAGAATAAAATATTACGACAAACTCAAAAACCAAATAACCATAGGTATGTATATTTATTACAAGGTTGTCCTTTTATATTTAAGAATGCTAGTGGTGAGTTGATTTTAATTACTTATATAAAACTACCTGGTTCTGGTAGCAGTAATAAGAAGCCACAATCGGTTATTTCTTTGGAAGATATGCAATATATAAATACCGTAGCAAGAACATATTTTGGGGATGGAAGTGATAAAACAATAGCAGACCATTGGAAAAGACCTTTGGATAAAAGAGAGGGTGATGTAAAAGCATCTGAGTTTATAAATAAATCTGTTAGTGCTATTGTTGATGTATCGGAAATTACAACATTTATTGATAATAAAGAAATACCAAAAATGAAGTTTGTATTACCAAGACCTTTAACAAAAACAAAAGAAGCATTTAAAGAGAGTGTAGTAAAGAGGTGGGAAGGATGAGTAAAACATTTGTTTTTAATAATTTTAAGAAAAAGTTTTTAACTGGACAAGTTCCACCATCTGGTACATGGCGTTTTTATCCTACTAAAGAAACATTTGAAGAAATTAGTGATGGTAGAGTTAAATTAGAGTATTTTGACACTAAAAATGATATAGATAATTATATAGTTAGAAATAATAAAGATAATTATTTATTAAATCACGAAGTTATAATCCACAAATATGAAAAAGTACTTTCATTGGGGGTGACTCAAGAGAATGAACCATATTTTATAAATAAAAGTAATTTTAAAGATTTTGTAGAACATTTTAGAATAGATTCAAAAGAGCAATATGAAGAAGTGGAAAATGAATCTGTAAATATTAGATTAGAAGAGTTAAAATATGTAGTTGAAGAATTAGGTGGTTTTTTTTATATCACATCTGAATTGGAGTATGAATATTTTGTAAACTATGTGAATACTATTGATAATAGAGCTAATGGTGTTTTTGGATTTAATTTAAAAAATTATACTATTAGAAATGTGATATGCCCTAATGAAAGTAGACCATATAATGGTGTTTTAAGTGGGAATGGTTATAGACTAGAAAATGTTACGATTGAATGTTCAGAAGCAAATAATGGATTGGTAGGGGTTCTAGGAAAGTATGGTATTGTAAGAAATTTTGAATTAATTAATACTGTTGATGTAGTAAATTTAAACTGCACAAAAAAAATTACCTTAAAGCATATAAAAAATGATGGTAGGGATATAAATGCAGCATTATTGGTGGGTAAAAATTATGGAGTGGTTTCACAAATTAAAGCTAAAGACTTAAATGATTTTAGATTTAAAGGATTTGTACCAGAGGTTTATTCAGTAACAAATAAAGCAGATGATCATAGGTATTTAGTTAGACCTAAATTTGATTATAAAAAAGAAAATTATTATTATCTAAATTCTTTCTGTATAAATTCACCTGGTAATATATGTCCATATGTAGGGTATTTTAATGAAGGTCTATTGGCTCAAGAGGGTACAGATAGATTGTGGACAACGGATGTAAATAACAAAGCTTCAGATAGTCTCTATGAGGATGATGAAGAAAAAGGGTATTTTTGGAATAATCTAGCTGTTAATGGTAGTTATTATGTTGATGGATATGGTATTGATTTGCCTACAGGTAGAAAAGATTTTTCAGATATATTTAGTATAAAAAGTTTATTAGATAATAATTACACTTTATTTACTTATGAAGATGATTTGGTGAAAAGTATTCATTACACACCACTAAATTTCTTATCTAAATATGAATTTTCTGATTTAGATCGCATTCATTTTTTAAGTGATTTAGTATTTATTAATGATATACATACAGATGATCCAGTGTTTGGAAATAAATATGAATTTTTAAGTATGAGAGATAATACATATTTTCAATATTATAGAATTGGTCTTTCATCAGAAGAAATTGAAAATATGGAACACTCAAAAAAAGTTATGGAAGATCATAGGTATTTATTTAGAATAGCAAAAAGAAGAACTTATATTCCAATATCATATGAACCTGATGTAGATGGAATCTGGACTGTAAGATTAAGTGAAGGAAATAAAAAAATTATTAATTATAATGCTAATTTGATATATAGTTATCTAGGAGATAATATAGATAAGTGGCATTTTAATGTACCAAGGAATTTAGTAAACATACCATTTAGACCATCCCCAACATCTAGACAGGCTTATTATATTTCACCAATAGTGGGTTCTAATTATGGTGAAATAAATGCAGTTGCTATTAAATTTACGGCAAAAAATGATGGAAATTTTGTTGGTTTTATTGGTGGATTAGCTGGAAGAAATGTTCGTGGAACAGTAGTTCATAGTATTGTTAATATGAATAATTTTATAACTCGTTCAGGTGATAAATTTGAAGATGGGTGGAAAATTGCTTATAAAAATAGTCCTGTGTTATCAGAAAATGTATTTAAAAAAGTAAATGGTATTTATAATGGTGGTGAGGATCATTTGAAGGTTCCTAGTGGTTTAAATACAATGTTTGAGACTTTATATTTAGATGACGATAATGTGGATTATAATAAAATAACAGATGATGTTATAGTATATGAATTAAGTCCAATTGTTGTTGCGGGTGGTATGTTTGGTAAAATAGTTCCGAGTAATTGTAATGAATATAATATTAGAGGAGCTTATACTGGAAATAAACCTTTTGGACAAGAACCTAGAGGAGGGAATTTCCAAAAGGGTACTATAATTGATGGATGTTCAGCAATTTTTAATGTAGAAAATTATGATCATAAGAGAGATGTATATGATAATTTTGGTTCATTTGCTGGTATGTTTGAACATGAAACATCTGAAGTTTATAAACCAAATACAGAAAACGAATTAAATACAAAAATAAAAATTTATAAATCTATATTTTATTCAGATAATATTAAAGAAATTGGATTAATTAAAGATATACAAACAGAAATAAACAGCATTACTTCTTTTGTTAGGGCTTCGTATGCTCCAAAAAATACACATGTTTCTGGAGTAAATCTTAATATAACATTTCCATTTGATATACCATATGCGTATAGAGCACAAGATACAAATAATTATGATACACAAAACTTCGGGTATAATAGTATTGGTTCTATTGCAAAAGAGGGTGGTATTTCTTCTGGTTTACAAACACCAATACACGATTCTAAAAAAATAGAATATTATTTTCAATTTCATCATCCAAAAACAAAAGATGGTAGTTTTAAGGGTTATTATGATAATTTGAGAGTGTATAATGATGATGACAATGATTCAAATGTTTCATATAGTGAAGTTAAATTTATAAATCCAGTTGGAAAAATAGACACAATAATAGATGGTGATTATGTAACATTATTAAATAAAATGAGAAATCAAGCAATGGCAAATACAAATGTGTATATGTCTTATACGCCATCTAGGATTTGGGAAGAAGTTTCATTATTTGGATATAATCATTCCACAGAACCATTTAGTATGTGGAAAGAAAACAAAGATAATATGAGAGATTATATTAGTATATTAAAAACAGCTAGTTATCAAAGATTCAGAAATATATCATCCACAGAAGGTTTGGTTTGGGAACCAGATACAGAGGAATATTATTACAATAATCCAAGATTTAAATATACAACAAGAAGTCTTGGTGGTGAAACATTCATCCACACAGAGGATGAAAATCCATTTATACAAGAACCTATAACTGATTTTAATGATACAATAAATGGTAGAGATTGTTATGATTATTATTCATCACCAGACAGCGTTTTGAGATTTCCAAAAGATGGTAATGAAAACTCTGAGCCTTATTTTTTATATACATATAAATCAGAATCTGTATCTTCAACTAATGAATATTTTGAACATAAAGTAAAATTTATTTATGATGATAATACAATGGGTTATAAAATAACAGATGGTTTTTCTGGTGTTTCAGGGAATAATGGATTAGTATATGATGGTACATATTTAACTATGGGGTATGAAGCTTCGCCAGCATATATAAAAGATCAGTTAATAGATAATTTTGGTGAATTTGAATTAAGTGGTGTTTCAGCTAAAGATAAATTTGATGGTTTACTAATTACAGATAGTGATGGGTATAATATTGCTTATTTATCAAATGAATATCCAGTAGAATTAAATGGAAACGCTTGGTGTAAAAAATTACCTAGTGGTATGTTATTGGAGATAAAATAACAATGGATACTTATAAAGACTCAAAGAGGTATATTTTTAGTGTTTTCAAAAGAAAACTAGGTGATGGTAGTTTAAAACAATGGGGAAACAAATTATCAATTAAATGTTATTTACTAAAGAGAAAAATTGATATAGCTTATATAAACAATATTGAAAATGATAATCTTTTTAGTGAAATGTATAATGAGGATTTCTTTTTAGATACTAAATTAAATTTATTAAATGTTCATATAGATAGTTATGATATAAATACTAGAGTTAAGTCTGATGTTACTGTAGAAGAATTGAAAAACATATCATATATTAAAAAAAACAATTCTTTAGATATATTAGTTGGTAATATAGAAGAAGATTCAAATGTATATATAAGAGAAGAGTATATTATAAATAATAAAGAATTGACTCCAGTAATTGAGGATTGTGTATCTATTTATTCAGATGGTTTTGTGATGGATAAATATAGAGGTAACAGCAAGCATTTAGATTCTGGTATTATTGGAGTTTTATTAGTGTGTGAATTATCTGAGAAAAATTTTTTACCTTTTGTGTATTATGAATATTCAAAAGAGATGTATTTCCAGACTAGGAATATGTTTATAGAGTGGAATATGGATGGATTAATTGCTATGGAGTAGTATATGGAAGAGTATAAATGGTTATGTTCAACAATGCAATTCGATAAGGATATATGTTCAGATCCAGATACAGGTTCAATGGTAACAAAAGATGAAGGGTATTTAGTTGATAAATTAACAACAGAAGCTTATGGTATTTATGGGTTAAAATTAGTTTACTATGTAGTGTCTGAGGATGTTAAAAGAGATAAATTATTCGGTGAGGATACTTTACAATTTATAGATAGAGCATTCAATTTTATGGGTTACACTGATAAACTACCATCTAATGTAAGGACATATCAATTACAAGGTATATGGGGTGAAGATTTATTAATAGTTACTACTTCAATAGTTGCATTTAAGTATTGGTCCACTTATGGTGGTGAAGATAGAAACACTCCAGAAGTAGAGGAATTAATTCAACCAAGAATTGGTGATATTGTATATTTTCAAGTAAACGATTTGTTTTATGAAGTAGTTGATGTAAAGTACTTTACAGAAGCCTTTGGTGTGAAAAAGCATACATATACTATATCGCTAAAAATATTTAAAGATAGAAAACTAACAATAAATAAAGAACATGATACATTAAAAGATAGTTCAGATTCTATTTATAAATATAATAGTGAAGAGATAGAAAATCAGTATGAATTGGAAGATACACTAAAAATAAATCAAAAATTAAAAAAAGAAAAAAATTTGCTATATTTAAATAACAAACAAACAAGTAATATAGATCCATTCGGTGGATGGTGAAATATGTATAAGGAGAAATAAATATGAGTAATCAATACGGTTCATTTCAAAATGATGATGTTTTAGCGAATTCAATACGAGCTATTAAACTTTATATTGTAAATAAAGAGAAAGAAGTTAGTGGTTATGTTGAATTTAAGAAAAAAGATAAGAAAGAGCAATTCAGTGAATCTGATAAAGCACATTCTAAGGGTTATCTACAAGCATTAAAAGATTTTGATGTTTTCATTAAAAATCTTTATGTTTAAGGATGCCAAGAAAAATGTTTAAAAAAAAATACACTTGATTTTATTAAAATTTTTGTTATATTTAGATTCAAGTGTTTAGTTCTGTCATATCGACAGTTTTAAGCAAGCATTAGTATGATCGCAACACTAAACTAATCTAGGCGAAAGTCTAGTAAGGGTAGGTGCCCGAGTGGTTAAAGGGGGTGGACTGTAAATCCGCTGGCTATCGTCTACAGTGGTTCGAAACCACTCCTACCCATGTATTATGGTTTCACACGAATGTGGAAGCCAAATAAACACAAAAAATGGAATACATTATATGGTTCCAAAGGAGAAATAAATATGAGTAATAATAAAAAAAATATGTTTTATATCAATGATGGTATTTTTACACCAGAATTGTTTTTAAATATTTTCGATATTTTTAATGGTGAATTTAACACACCAAACGATTTCAAACAAAAGAAAGTTTTTGACGAAATGGATAGGATTCGGGAAAACATTCTAATTGAGGATAGGTCTTGTTTGAATGGTGTTCCTGCAAATGTATATTATACTAAGGATGGGTTTAAAATTGTTGAAGTAGCAATACCAGGTAAAAATAAAGATAATGTTAAATTGACAAGTAATGTTATTGGTGGAAAAACTTATTTGGTGTTTGATATTAGCACTGCATCAGAAGATGAAAAAGATACATCTGAAGAAAATAAAAAAACATTAACAGTATCTAATATTAAAGGTCTTAATAAACTTGCTTTTAAGGTCCCTGTTAATCCTGGATTAGATGTTAAGAAGTTGGAGGCAAGTGTAAAACATGGACTACTAACTGTTTCCATTCCACCTTCTGAGGAAAATAAACCAATTACATTTGAAATTGGATAATGTTTTTTTATAAGCTAGTCAATTCATCTCGTGACTTTAGTCATGAGATGAATTGACTTAGATTACTAAGTGTTTAGTAACACAATACCGTAGGAACTACGGGAATATACGCCTGTGGAGATAGAGGTTGCGAAGTCTGTGAAACAGGAATCTCGTCACTTTAGTGATGAGAGGTTCAAGCAAATTCTATTGGTATAGAAAAAAGAAAAGAAAAAGGATATGCAGTCTATAAGGATGAAAAGATTTCAATACCACAGATCACGGTGTCCAGACAGGCTGATAGATGGTTCGTATCATTTCTACTTCGTGAAGAAGCACCTGATATACAAAAACCTATATGGGATGAAATCACTGATGATGAGTATGATGTGGTCGGTGTTGATCTTGGTATCAAGGATCTGGCTATTACCAGCTATGGTGAAACCTTCCATAATCCGAAAGCATACAAACAAAAACTTCAGAGATTGAAACGCTATCAGCGTATGGTTAGCCGTAAGAATAAAGGATCGAATAACAAAAAGAAAGCGATAGTTAGACTCTCTCGCATTCACAAGCAGGTTGCGGATATCCGCAATGATGCTACACACAAAATGACTACTTCCGTGGTGAAAACCAAACCGAAAGTGTTAGTCATTGAGAGTTTGAAACCAAAGAACATGAGTAAGAACAGAAAACTAGCGAGTTCGATATTGGACTCAGCATTTGGTAAAATCAAAATGCAGTTCCAATACAAGACCGAGTGGAATGGTATTCATTTGGTGCATGCACCTACATTCTATGCGTCATCGAAGTTCTGTTCGTCATGTGGATACAAAAATGATAATTTGAAACTGGAAGACCGAGAGTGGATATGTCCTCATTGCGGTGAACATCATGATCGTGATGTGAACGCTGCACTGAACCTCCGTTTCTTCGGACTCTGGTTATTAGATTTATTGCCCGTGAGTTCCACGGGGTCAGCCTGTCCGAATGATGAATGTCATTCGGGTGAGATCGGTGACTTGTCACCGACTCATAGAGATGGGAGGTTGCAGTTCTTTTTAGAACAGTGCTCATCGACGAAGCAGGAATTCAAAAATACGCAATTTGCACTCGTTGCATAGTTTTGCATACTTTTGTTAGAACGGTAAAAGAAAATGAAGCGTAATTTATGTTTTGTAGTAATTCAAATGGTGGTGATGTATATTATGTTTAAAATTTTCTATAAATACAATAAAGAAGATGAATTGTAAAATAAAATTAACAAATAGGATGCAAAAATAATGAAAATTATACTTTCTTTATTTGACGGAATGTCATGTGGCCAGCTGGCACTCCAGCGGGCTGGTATTTCCGTGGACTATTACTTGGCCAGTGAGGTGGACCAGTATGCCATGACCGTGGCGAAAAAGAATTTTCCAGAAACGGAACACATTGGGGATGTCCGGGAATTGGACGGAACCTCAATGGTTAGTCCCTTTATCCTTATGGGGGGAAGCCCTTGTCAATCTTTTAGTTTTGCTGGAAAACGGAAAGGCATGGCCACAGAGCAGGGGGAAGAGATAACGACACTGGAAAGGTATTTGGAGCTGAAAAAAGAGGGTTTCCAGTTTTCTGGACAGTCCTATTTATTCTGGGAATATGTCAGAATTTTGAGGGAGACAAAGCCTAAATATTTTTTACTGGAGAATGTAAAAATGGCTAAAAAATGGGAGGGTGTTATATCGGAAACCCTGGGAGTGCGGTCAATTTTGATAAATTCCAATCTAGTATCCTTTCAAAATCGCCCTCGACTATACTGGACAAATATCCCAGAGGTTACCCTACCTAGGGATAAGGGGCTGGTATTCCCTTTCGGTGTAGCCCTCACCGAGACCCGCACAGAGGAAGCCAAACGGATTAGAAAGGAATACAGGCGGCAGTTTGGAAGGGACTTTAGTCCTCGAAGGGGGAAAGAGTTAGTTGCGAGAAGGGACGGGAAGATAAACTGCCTAACAGCCACTTTCCCGACAAAAGAATCCTATATCCGCCACGAGGACGGAACCCAACGGATACTTACGGTGGAAGAGTGCGAGAAAGGTCAGACATTACCCGTAGGGTATACCGAAGGTGTATCAAATTCGCAACGTTATAAAATGATAGGAAACGGATGGACCGTGGATGTAATCGCCCATATTCTCAGCCATATCCCAGAGGAGGAAAAGTGAGGGACTTTTTCACCGATTGCGGAACCTGGGGCATAATGGAAGGGGACTGCAATAGCTCCAATACGGTGCAAGGTAAGCAAGAAAAACCAAAATTCATAACGGTGTCAAAGTACGGTCGAAGGATGGGAACAGGTGTTTATATATACAAAGTAGAATCTGAGATGGTTTATAAGGCATTGTGTGATATGCCAGATATATCCAAAGGTGTAGTTAAAAAAGAGAAAGATTTTGTGGTTTTACTTAAAGGGTATAAAAAGTTAAAGGAGTTAATTGTGAATTATAAAATAAAATTTGAATATAGTATTATAATACCACATTCAAAAAATATAGTTGAATCTGAAATAGTAGGTGTTTTAAGTGGTTTGGAGATGAGAACTACAATAACACCTTCTGAATTATCAACTACTGAAATGTTTTTTAAGATAAATAATGAAGAATATTTACTTCAAAATATGAAAAATATTATTTTATTTAAGGAAGATTATCGTGCAACAATAGAGTGTAAGGATAATGATCTATACTTAAATGGTGTTTTAGTTAAATTTTCAGATTTTCAAAGTTTCATATTTAATTATTCATGAAAAAAAATAAACTATTTGATTTCTAAAATAATATACTATATTTAGTATATGAAAAAATTAATACTTAATAGAAAAACAACTTATTTATCTTCATTCATTTTTGTTTTATTATTCTTTATGTTTATTGTATTTATGAACTTAAAGTATATTGAAGAGCTAGAAGATAGTATATCCGAATTAACTTTAGAACATTATTATTTCAAAAGTTCAATTGAAAAAACATTAGATTCATTGTATGATAAGCAGAAAATATTAAAAATGAGTTTATCTGAGAGTTCACAGAAGCACAATATTATATCAAAGGGTGCTTCAATAATTAAACGATATAGACCTTCTATGACTGAATATGAGCGAGTTAGATTAGCTTCTGTTATATATAATGAGGTGGAGAAATCTGATTTAGAATATAGTTTTGTTTTAGCTATTATAACACAGGAAAGCAGGTTTTCATATAAAGCTTTAAGTGATGTGGGTGCTAAAGGTATAATGCAGATAATGCCTTTAACATTTGTTTCTGTAGCAAAAGCACACAATTATGATTATGATGAATCTGATTTATACGATTACAGAAAAAATATAAAAATAGGGGTGTTATTTTTAAATAAATTAAAAAAGAAGTATAAGAAGAATGAATATGTATCAGCTGGTTACAATGGTGGTGAGAGGGGTGCTATTAGATATAAAATGTATGATGAGGGTGAAGATGTGGATGTGATTGAGGAGACTTATAATTTTGTTGATTATGTAATGGGTTTTTATAAAGAATATAAAGTATTCCTGGGAGAATAATATGAAATATTATGTATTGTCAGATATACACATAGATTTTTGGGAAAATAGAGGGGTTGGTGGTGTTGTAGATTATGAAGGTGTTTATAATAAGTTTTTTGTAGATGCAGAAAATTTAATTATTGCTGGTGATATTTCAAATGATGTGAAAAATTATATTAAGTTTATTGAGTTTATACAGCATAAATATAAAAATATTTATATTGTTTTGGGTAATCATGATATTGTTGTAAATACAGGATTTACTATAGATAGTCATGTTTTCAATACATCAGAAGAAAAGATTAAGAGAATTAAAGATTTTTATTCTTCTATACCAAATGTTCATTTATTGGATGGTGAAGTTATTGATGGTGTAGGTGGTACTATGTCATTTGTGGATTTTAGATATATTGTTGCAAATGAATCTGTTGAGACTGTAAAATTGAAGTGGCGTTTAGGATGGTTTGATAGTAAAGCTTGGAATTATATGAATAATGATCCTGATTTGATTTTTAATCATTATGATAAAATTATAGTTGATATTTTGAAGAAAAAACCAAAAATTATAGTAACACATTATTTTCCATTGCAGATGGGTGTTGCAGAAAAGTATAAACATTTTTATAGTACAGCTTTTTTTACTTTTGATGCTGAAAAATATTTAGAGTCAATTGAAGAGGATACTATTTGGGTGTGTGGTCATACACATATATCATCACAAAATGAATATATAAATAAAAAGGGTGTTAAGATAAAGTTTTTATGTAATCCTATGGCGTATCCATTTGAAAATGCTTTAGGTGATGGTGGATATAAAAAAGAAGATTTTTTAATTGAGGTTTAGTGTGGTTTATAATAATTATTGGAAATTAAGATTAAAGGAATTACCCTCAAAGGGGGTGTTTTATAACAAATATGCAACAATAAAAATAAAAACACTAACATTAAAAGATATTAAATATTTAGCAACAATAAATAAAGACAATGCCACATTTATTATTGATGAAATCTTAGAAAGTAGTTTAATATTAAAGAATTTAGAGTTTGGGAATATTTGTTTACCAGATAGAATGTATATGGTTTTTTGGCTAAGGGTAAATAGTTATATAAATTCTGGAGGCTATAACTTAACATTAAAAAAATGTGATTGTGGAGAAGAAGAAAAAAAAGATATAGCATTAACAGATTTTGATTTAGTATATTTTAATATAAATAAAGAGAGAAAATTTGTTTTACCCAATTCTGGGTATACAATGGAGTTTTGTGTCCCAACTATAAAATATAAAGATGATATTTATAATACTTGGGGGGATATAAAAGACAAAGAGATATTAGATATGATGTTGTGGTGTAATTTCAAGAATGAAGAAGAAACAATATCAAATAAGTATGATTTGTTGAATGAATTAGATGCAATGGATTATATTTACATTAAATCTTATTTAGATGATTTTATGTTTGGTTTTTCCAATAAACTAGATGTATATTGTGATAAATGTAATAGAAAAACAACATATGAGTTTGAGATTAATGATTATGGTATGTTTGGTGCAATTAGTATGTTTGACATTATGAAAAACATTATGTATATATCAGAAGTGTGTGGATATCAAGTAAAAGAATATCATTCATGGGTTGAAATTGAGTTAATGTTTGAAAATGCAAAGAGGATAGTTGAAGAGAGAAATGAAAATCTAGAAAAAACACAAGGTTCAATGAATAAATTTAAACGATAAAAGAGGATAATATGAAAATAAAAATATTAGATACGACAACAGAATTTCCATTACAATTAGTGGGTGAAAGAGCTGGTATATGTTGGAATAGTGATATAGATTCAGATAAAAAAAATATAAATCGTGCTAAAACTTGTATATTGTCTAATCATAATAGGACTTTAGAGTTTGTGAATGTGGAATTTGTTATTGTGGGTGCTTCAGCTAGAGTTATTAGGGAATTATATACACATATAGGTGGTTCTCCTACTAGATTACAAGAGAGTACTAGATATGTAGAGACAAACAATTTAGAGTATTATACACCACCTAAAATCAAATCTGATACGGTTGCAGAAGAATTGTATGTTAAAACAATGGAGTATATTTCAAGTTCTTATAATACATTAATTAAACTGGGTGTTCCTAAGGAAGATGTTGCGAATATTTTACCATTGGGTATGCATACAAAAATTGTAATGAAGATGAATTTAAGAACATTAATAAATTTGTTTAATGTAAGATTATGTAATAAATCGTATGTAGAGATTAGAGAGTTAGTAAAGTTACTTAAAAAAGAATTGGAGATTAAAAATGATGAGTGGATGTATTTATCTGAAACATTATTTGTACCAAAATGTGAAGTAAATAACTATATTAATCCAAAGATGAATTATTGTACAGAAAGTGTGAGTTGTGGAAGACATCCGTTGTTGAAAGATAAATTTAATTAGGAAATATGAATGATTAAACCTTATAAGCATTGTTTTTATAATTTTAGAAGAAAAAGTGTATATTTAAAAATGGTAGGTGATACAACATTTAAGGAGTTTAAGTATAAGAAAGATTATTGGGTAAAAGATCCAAGTGGAAATAGTGAAATTACAGATATCTACGGTGTTCCTATGGTTAGGAGAACTAATTATATAAAATCAGAAGTAGATAATATAAAGAAAAGTGGTATTCCAGTTGCAGAAAGTGATCTAAGAGAAAATGTAAAGTTTTTACATAGATTGTATGATAATATTGATTTAGAAGCTGATATAAACGACTGGAATGTTTGTTTATTTGATATTGAAATTGCTTCTGGTGATGGTTTTCCATATGCAGAAAAAGCAGAATATCCGATTAATTTAATTACTTGTTATTCTTCTCAAACAAAGCAAACATATACTTGGGGTTTACAGGAATATACGGGTAATGATGTAAGAGTAACAAATTATAAACATTTTGATAATGAAGTATCCTTATTAAAAGATTGGGTAAGGTGGTTTAGTGCTCAAAATTTTGATGTGTGGTCTGGATGGAATAGTAAATTATTTGATGTTACTTATATTATCAATAGAATAAAAAATTTAAGAGAAAAATACAACATTAAAGAAATTTTAGAAAATCATTTATCACCGATTCAAGAGCCACCAAGAAAACAAGAGGTTGTAAATAGAGAGACTCAGGTAAAATTGGGTGAAACATATGATATTCAAGGTTTAGTTCATTTAGATTATATGGAATTATACAAATCTTTTATATTTCAAGATTCTTTACAATCACATACATTGAATTTTGTATCAAATCATGAGTTAAATAAAGGCAAAGGGCAGTTAGATGGTTCTATTAATCAAATATACAAAACAAATTGGAATCAGTTTGTAGAGTATAATGTAGAGGATGTTAATATATTAGTTGAGATAGAATTAAAAAGACAATTATTTCCTTTATCTATAGAATATGCTTATGATTGTGTTAGTACATTAGATGTTATATTAAATAAGGTCCCAACTACTACTGGATATATATTAAAGTTTTTACATAGAAACAAAAAAGTATTAAATGATAAAAAATTTGCTATTGATGAGGATTGGTGGCATAAAGAAAAAATGTATATAGTTAAAAATGGTAAAGAAACTGTATATCAAAATTGTAAATATGAAAATGAATCTAAACCAGAGTATACTTTTGAAGCTTACAAAGTAAAAGCAGGGTATTGTTATGATTATGCTGGTAGATACGATAATTGTATGAGTTTTGATATTACTTCATCTTATCCGTTTCACATTATGCAATACAATATATCACCTGAAGTTAAGTGCATAAAGCCAACTGAGTCACAAATAAATAGTGGTGAAGTTATAGAGACTGATATTAATGGTGTTGGTTTTTATAGAACAAATAATGCTATACTTCCATCAGTGGTTAAACAAGTTTTTGATGAACGAAAAGAATATAAAAAATTAATGAAGAAGTATTATTCTGAAAATAATAAAGTAATGGGTGAGGTTTACTTTAACAAACAAAATGTTAAAAAACTGATCATTAACTCCATTTACGGTGTTTCATTAACCAAAACATTTCATTTGTATGATATAGATTGTGCTAGAGTTATTCTTAGAAGTGCTAGAGTTACTTTAAGAGATTGGTTAAGAAGGTATGCGGATAAATATTATGTAAATAAATCATTCATATCTGCATTAGAAAAAGAATTTGGACTGAATTTCAGAAATAAGTCTGAATTTAAGGTAGAAGATAGAGAATCATTCACAGTTCATGCTGATACAGACTCATTGTATTTATGTTTTAATGAAGCAATAGAGAGATTAAAAGAAGAGGGTGTTCCTTTAAATACAGAAATTGAATATAGAAATGCTTTTAGTAAAATTGAGAGTATTTTACAAAATATGTTTAATAAGGTTTTAGAAGTGAGAGCTAAAAAGCATAAGGTAGATAATTTAATTATGTTTTCTAGAGAGAATATCTTTTTGAATATGTTTTGTTATGCTAAAAAAATGTATATAGGCAATATTATTGATAATGAGGGGAAACAAATATCATTTGATACTCCAAAACATAAAATAATGGGTGTATCAATTAAAAGGTCAGATATGCCTGAATTTTGTAAAGATTCTGCTGAAAAACTAGCATTTGATATTTGTGAAGGACAAGGGTATGAGAAGTCTTTAGAGTATATCTTATCTACATACAAAACATATAAAACATTTGATATAGAGGAGTTAAAAGCTACAACTTCTGTATCAGATTATAATAAATATATAGAACATCCTATAGAGCATTATATAAAAAATGGTTTGTATTTTAATAAAGGTACAATTTTTGGAGCTAGATTAGCTTTAACATGGAATTTTATTATTGAGAAGTATAATTTACCGTATATTCCTATTGGAAGTGGTGATAAATTTAATTATTTTTATTTAATCCCAAAAAATTGCTATAATTTAGATGCAATAGGATTTGTTGGGAATTATCCTGATGAATTTAGAGATATGTTTGAAGTTGATTATGAGGTTATGTTTGAGAAGACATTTTTACCATTGTTTAATTCAATGTTCAAGATACTAGGATGGATTGGGAAAAGAAAAAAGGATAAAATTTTATTAACTGAAAATAAGTTTAACGACTTTTTTTCTTAAAGGAGATAAATATGAAAGTAATATTAGATATTGATTCAAAAGCAAAATCAAAATCAGAAATGTACAACATTTTAACAGAAGATGTTCTAATGAATCCAACAATAGCAAATGAAAAATTATCAAAACATAATTTATACATTTCTAAAGTTGAAGAAGTTAATGGGGAAAAGGTCTTTTACATTAAAGAAAACAAATCAAACATTCTACTAGGATAAAAAATATGAAAGAAAAAATACAATTTAAAGGTGTTGTTACAAAAAATCAAGTAGCAATAAAAGATGAAAATTACTATGTTAGTTTTACAATTCAGCATACTGAAGAAACATCAACTAGGAGTTTACCACAACAATTTAAGAATATACCACTAAAAAATGTTTTTAGTGCAATTGCTTCAAATGATGTTTTTGACAAAGTAAATATACCAGCATATGATTATAATCTAGTGTATGAAGTTACTATTGGTGAAATTCAATTTGATGCTAGAATAGTAAACATTAGTTCTAAGATTAAAATTAAAGATGGTGTTGATCAAACTATTTATGATTTTGTGTTTATAAAAGATTTGGATTCTGATATGGATACAAAATTAGCTTCGATGGTTAAATATAAAGAGTATGATGAAGAATCCGATAAGAAGGTATTAAAGTTATTTGATGTTACTATGGAGGTTGTGGATGGCTAAGAAAAACCTATTACTAGAAAAAATGAAAAAGGATAAAGCATTTGCTGATATCCTAAGAACTGAAAATGTAAAGCCAGAATGGTTGAGTACCAACTGTATTTCCATTAACTTATTGTTGAGTGGAAAGATAAAAGGTGGTATAAAGAAAGGTGCAATATCACAAATATGTGCAGACTCAGGTTGGGGTAAATCGATGATTGGGTATGCAGTATTAAAAAGTGCTTATGATAGTGGTATGAGTTGTTTTATTATTGATACAGAAAATGCTACTAATACTGATGTATTAACTGCTTTAGGGATTGATATGTCACAAGTTGGTGTGTATGAAACAAATAAAATTCCAGAATTAAAACAGATATTAGCTAAGTTATCAAAAGGATTATCAAAAGCTGAAGCTAGAGAAGTATTTGTGTTATTTGATTCTTGGGGACCAATTGTAGAGCAACAGATACTTGAAAAAGCAGAAGAAGGTTCTAGTGCAGTCAATATGAGTAGTGCAAAATTTAAGAATGAACTTGCTAATGTTTTGTTATCTTGTGGGTTTACTACACTAGTTATGAATCATGTTTATGAATCATTACAAATGTATGGGGATAAATTTAACATTCCTGGTGGTAAAAGATTGTTTTTTAATTCTGATGCTATTGTATTGGGTACAAGTGCAGCTAAATCTAGGGATAAAGATAGAGAAATTCTAGGTAAAATTGTTACAGCACATGTAGCAAAAGGTAGAGCAGCAAAAGAATATGTAAAAACTAAATATTTAATTCTACATGAGGGTGGTATAAATCCATTTTACGGGTTGTTAGACGAAGCACTTGAAAGTGGTGTTGTGTTTAAACCAAAAAACGGTTCCTATGCTAGAATTGATTTTGATGTTAATAAAGAAACTGGTGAAGTGGAGAAATCTTGGAAAGAAGCAGATTTATATTGTGCTAAGTTCTGGATTCCATTATATAAATCAGAAAAATTTATTAAATATGTAGAAAGCAAATTTTCATTTGAAGATAATGTTTTAATTAATTCTATGACAGATGTTATGAGATTAATTGAAGAAGAAGATGAAGATGTAGTTGTAATTGAAAAAGAAAAATAATCATTTATTTATCGGGTTTGTTGAAGGATTAAGGCTACTTAATGTAGCCTAGATGATATTTAGTACGGCAGGAACTGTCGGAATTTACGCTTGTGGAGATATTAGGTTACGAGGTCGACGAAGCAAGAAGCACGCCACTTTAGTGGTGTGAGGTTCACGTTGCCAAAATGGTATTATTTTTCTATATTTAATATTGGATGTTGTGATTGTGGGATTGTATTAATTTTTTAGATGAAGGAAATCTATGAAGGATGATTTTGAAAAACTCATAATTAAAGCTTTATATAGTAATAAAGAAGTTGAGTCAAAGGTAATACCAGAGTTAAAAAGTGAGTGGTTTTTTTCTGGTGAAGCAATAAATATTGTAAATAACATCATAGAATTTAATGGCAAATATAATAAAATGCCGAATGTAATAGAGACTGAAAGAATATTAAAGGATGATCGTGTATTAACATATTTTAAGGAATGTTTGAGTTTACAAGACGAAGAAGTAAATACAGAGTTTATTTTAGGTGAAATTGAAGAGTTTGTAAAAAAGAAATTGTTAATCAATACTTCTTCAAAAATACAATCATATGTATTAGAAAATAAAAAGATAGAGGGTAGTTTTTCTGATTTAGTATCAGATGCAGAAACTTTTTCATTTGATACAAGTATTGGATTTTCATTTTTTGAGGACCCACAGCGTTTGTATGAAGATGCTAATGTAAAAGAAAAAATATTTGGTTCTGGATTAAATACTATAGATGAGTTATTGTCTGGTGGTTTTCATGAAAAAAGTTTAAATTTAATTATGGGTGGTACAAACATTGGTAAAACTTTAGTTTTATGTTCATTAGCCACCAATTTTGTTTTAGGTGGTTCTAAGGTGTTGTATATAACATTTGAGGATTCTGAAAATAAGATAGCTAGTAGAATAGCACAAAATATGTTTGATATATCACAAGAGCAATATAAGACAATGAGCAAAGAAAATTTTGCAAAAGTGTTTTTAGAGAAGAAGAAAGTAATTGGTGGGAATAATTTAGTTATAAAAGAGTATCCAGAGGGTACAGTGAATGCTTTAATGTTAAAATCATTGTTAAAGGATTTAGGGGAAAAGAAAGACTTTAAACCAGATATTTTGATAATTGACTACATAGGTTGTATGATCCCAAATGGAAAATTAAACCCAAATATGAATACAAATAGTATATTAACTTTTGTATCTATGCAAGTTAGGTCTGTAGCTATGGAGTTTGGTTTTCCTATCATTAGTGGTTCACAAACTAATAGGGGTGGATACCAAAACCCAGATATAGATTTGTCTGATTCAGCTGATTCTTTTGGTCAAAATATGAAAGCTGATGCAGTAATTGGTATAACCCAAACTCCAGATTTGAAATTACAGAATATTTATAATTTAATTGTATTAAAAACAAGATACGGAAACAAAAGAGGTGAAACTGCCACAATAGGTGTTAATATTGAAAAACAAAAAATATTTGATATAATAAATAATAGTACTGAATACTTAAATAAAAGTGTTTCGGATAATTATGATGATTTATTAGAATCAGATGATATAGATTTGGTTTACTAGAAAACCAATTAAGGAGAAGATTATGAGTTATTTTGAAAAAATGATTTCTAATGAAAAAGATAAAGATATAGATTTTATTGAAGAAAAAGAGCGTTTTTTCGATGTAATTAAATCAAGGGGTTTTGATATTAAAGACATAGACGAAAACACAAAATTACCTAAATTCGTATTGATGTTATTAAACAATGATTTGAATATGTTTAATAAATTTAATATAATGATATTAGATTTTCATGAGACAAATAAATTTAATATAGTAGATTCAGTTATTTTTTTAATAAATGATTTCTTGGATGATAATACTATAGTCAAATGTTTAGATGAAATGAATTATATTGTTTTGAGAAAAGAATTAGAAAAAAAAAGTAAAAAATCAATAAAAAACGAGTTATTAAAATGAATTTAATGTCTTCTGGTGAGTTATACCATTTTTATCGTGAGTTAAAAGATTTATTGAAATTCAAACAATCTAAAATCAATAAGTTTCTAAAAATGAGATTTGGTGAAATCTTAACTGAGAGGTTTTATAAAACAGCTAGATTTGATGATGGAGCTAAGGTATTTATTGATATAACAAATGAGATAAACAGTGGAACAATAACATTCAAAGAATGGGTGTACATCATTATAGGAGAGTATATAAAAACAAATAAATTATTAACTGTAAAAAATTTAACAAATTTTAAAAACTTAAAAAAATATACTATATTTTATAGTGTGTTTGAAACAAAAAAACAAATACAAATGCTAAATATTCTTTCTGAACAAATTGAACATAGTAATTCTTTCGAGAATTTTTCAGATGAGAAGAAGGATGTTTTTAGTGTAAATGTTAAGCAAAAGAATTTGCTTTATAAGATGGTGAAAAATGGTGAAGTTAATTTTTATTGTTATCTATATTTTATGAATAAAAAATTTTATATAGATGAAAAAAAGATTGATGACATTGAGTTTCTAAATTTTATAAAGTTAATGCAAATAATAAAAATAAACAAAGAGGTCAATAATGACAAATCCAATTAAAAGAGATCTTTCTAGTTACTTTTCTTCAGTATTAGAAAAAGAACAAGGACAACAGCAACAGCAACAATTTACAAAGAGAGAATATAAGGTAGAGAACTTATTTAAACCAAAATTGGTAAGTGATTCATATGAAATCATTTTGCGTTTTCTACCTAGTCATTATAGTGAACATAAACCATTTATTGAAAATAGAAAACACTTTCATAAAGTAGTTAATAAAGATAAATGGTTTGTAGTTGATTGTGCGGCTAAGTTTGGTGAAAAATGTCCTGTATGTGAATCAAATAGGGAAAAATTTAAGAAGTACGATAAAGATGTTGCTATTCAATTGAGTCTAGGATATGCAAACCCTGAGTATATTTCTAATGTGTATATTGTTAAAAACGATAATGCACCAGAGACTGAGGGTAAGGTATTTAGATTTAAGTTTGGCAAACTTATCATGGAAAAGATTGTAAAAGCTATGCAGAAAAAAGTTGATATTCGTGAAGGTGAAATCCCAGGTATCAATGTTTTCGATCCATTTGAAGGTGCAGACTTTAAGTTTACTGGTGTAATGAACAAAGGTTATATCAAACAAACTGATTCTAGTTTTTACACAAAATCAAGAATTTCTAGGTTTGATCGTACTATCAATAAATTCGTTGAAATGACTGATGAAGAGATTGGAGAAGTGTATGCTAATTTATATACTTTAGATGAATATGAAGTTAAGCAAGAAGAACTTCTTCCATATGCTAAAATCGTAGAGTACTATGAGAATTTAAGTGGTAAAAATATGTTTACTGGACAGCCTTTAGAAGTGTCTGGAGAAACAAAAACTAAATCAATTGTGAATGAAGGTGTTACTGAAGGTGTTGCAAGACCAACATACCAACAAACACAAGCACAACAGCCACAAAAATCAACTCATGATTTTGGAAATGTTCCACCAACATATGAGCCGCCTGAATTAAAGCCAGTGGATAGTACAACGGAAGAGATTATTGATTCTGATGATTTCTTTGCAAATTTGGGGGCAGATTAATAAGTCAATGAATTAAAAAAAATCACTTATTTTAATATAGGTGATTTTTTTATTAATAGAATACTACTGTAGGAACTACAGGAAGTTACGCCTATGGAGATGGAGGTTGCGAAGTCTGTGAAGTAGGAATCACGTCACTTTAGTGGTGTGAGGTTCAAATAAATAGCTTGACAATTAAAAATAAAAAGCTATATTATATAATACACAAAAAAGAGAGGTGTATAATGACTTTAATTGAGAGCTTTAAATTATTTGCAGAAAACATGAGTTTAGTTACTTATTTTTTGTTAGTAATTGCTTGTGTTATTTTTGTAATAACTTTTTTGAAAAAATAATAAATAAGGATAATGTTTATGAATAAGTTTGATTTTTTAAATCCAGAGCTCAGAGTATTAAACTATACTCATGTTGATATGGACGGTGTTGGTAGCTATATAGTATTGCGTAACTATTACAAAAAATGTGATGTTCAATTGATTAATTATAATCAAGAGACAAAAATAACAAATTATATTGAACAAAATAAGGGTGAATTTGATGTAATTATTTTTTCTGATTTTACACCTATAAACTTAAAGACTATTAAAGATTATGGTTATCCTGTATTGGTTTTGGACCATCATGAATCAGCAAAACATTTTCATAATCCAGATGAAAATGTGTTTATTGATGTATTAAGAAGTGGAACTAAGTTATGTTATGATTTTTATAAAAGAAGTGCAGATTTATCAAAACTAGAAGAATTGGTGGAAATTATTAATGATTATGATTTAATGTTGTTAAAAAACAACAAATCTAAGTTCTTTAATCAATTGTATTGGAGATATGGATTTAATTGGTTTGCAGATAGATTTGAACATGGTAAAATAGAATTATACCAAGAAGAAAAGGATTTTTTGGTAAGACATTCAAATGAGTTTAAGGAGTTCTTTAGTAAGTTAGAAGTATCAGATTTAGATAATAATGGTGTGTTTGTTAGTACATCAAAGTTTTTGGGTGATTTAGATATCAAATTAAGAGAGCTTGGGTATCAGTATATGATTATTTATCGTGGTGATAAGTATTCTATTAGAGCAAATAATGATAAGATAAATTTAGTTGAAGTTTGTAAGACATTGGGTAAGGGTGGTGGACACAAGCAAGCTGTAGGGGTTTTTTATAAGTTTGATGAGGAATTTATAAGAAACATTGTTTCTTTAATATCAGGTCAATTGAATGCAAATACAGATAATTGATAATCAGTATGATAATAAATTAAAAAGTTTTCCATTAAAGGATTCATATAATAATTTATTAGAGATAATAAGTACTCCGTCTATTATTTCTGATAAAAATATGATTCCTCAATGGAAAATTTGTACTGTTACTGGGGATACAAGAAAAACAGAAAACATGGGAAAAACAAATGTACTGTTTTTAGATTATGATTCTAACAATTTTTCAATTAAAGATTTTGAATTAAAGTTTTCTGAGTATAAGTATATTTTACATACAAGTCATTCATATAATGGAGAAAATAATAATTTCCGTGTGTTATTATTTTTAGATAAAACATATGAAATAAATTCAATTTTTGATAGATGTGTAGATGTATCATTTAGTCCATTTCACATTTTATTAAATTATTTTAAGTATGTAGACCAAGCTAGTTTTATACGGGCACAATTTTTTAAGATGCCAGCAAAAGCTAGTGAGGATTCACCATATTATTATAATATACATAATGGCAAATTGTTTTCTTTAACTAGTATAGAAGGGTTTAGTTTAAGTTTATTTAATTGTAGAATAATAAATGAGAATTATTATAAAAAATTAGATGATGAACATAGTTCAAAATACAATCCAAACCAAGATATGACTGCTGCTAAGAATTTTATTTATAGGAAGTTAGAGGAGTTAAAAAAGGGTGAAAGACATTTTGGTGTGTTTGGTTTAGCTTCGTGGTTTTCATCTATTGGAGGTTCTTTTAGTGATTTTTATGATATAGAGAGACCTAGTTGGGCTGATAGAAACTTTATGAAACAAATAGAAGGGTTTAAGGACGATTGGGTTTTAATTGGATCAAGAAGAATATTTTAGATAATTTACAAAAGACTTTATTTTTGCTATATTTTAATTAATTCAAAGTGAGATTATATGGAAATAATAAAAGAGTTGTGGACTAGTTTTAATGATATAATGTTTGAAGAATCTTCACATAGTTATACAGATTCAGAGTTCACAAAATATACTAGTGCAACAACATGGGTTCAGAATTTTGTTCCACAGGTTGATTGGGATTTAATGGCTGAGAGAGTAGCCAGAAAGCAAGGAAAAACAAAACAAGAGATAATTGATTTATGGGATTATAAGAAAAATTATGCTTGTGATTTAGGTACAGAGATTCATTCTGTAATGGAAAATTTATGGCAAAAAAAGAATTATATACTAAACAATAAGTTAGTTGAGAAGTATCCAGAAATTGAGGAAGATTTTAGAAATAGAAAAATCTTGTCTATAGACTTGTATGGTAAGTTAAAAAATGCTTATGCACCAGTAGCTACAGAATTAATTGTATATGATAAAGAGTTGAAATTATGTGGTACATTAGATTTCTTAGGTTTAAGATTAAAAGATAATACTTATACAATTATGGATTGGAAAACAAGTAAAAAGATAGAGAAAGAAAATAAGTCTGGGAAGATAATGAAGCAACCTTTCTCGGATTACGATAATTGTAATTTTGTGGAATATAGTTTACAATTGAGTTTATATAAGTATATTTTAGAAAAAAACACTAGTATAAAAATAAATGAATTGTTGGTTTTTCAGATACCTGTTTGTGGTGAGAAGCTTCAGGTAGTTAAATGTATAGATTTTAGTGAAAGAATTAAAATTCTAATGGAGAAAAAATGAAAGAGAAAGTTTTATTAATAGATACAAATAACTTAGCAATGAGGTGTGTTTTTGCTATACAACATGATATAGAGGATACTGGATTTGTTATGTATAAGATGACTTTTTTGAGATCACTTAGAAAGATGTTAAATTTATTTAATCCAAACAAGGTAATATTTTGTATGGAGGGTGGAAGTAATTGGAGGGGTGAAGTATATAGTGATTATAAGGCAAATAGGGCAGTAGAAAGAAAAAAGTCTTATATAGATTTTGATAAATTCTTTCTTGAAAATGATTTGTTTATATCTGGTTTAAGAGATGTTTTGACAAATGTTCAATTTATGAAAATAAGAGAATTAGAGGCTGATGATTTAATTGCTATATTAGTTAAAAATTACCCTGAATCAGATTTTACATTGGTATCATCTGATAAAGATTTTTATCAATTACATTCACATCCCAATTTTAAGCAATATGAGCCTATTAAAGAGGAGTATGTTAAAGTACTAAACCCAAAGGCTAGCTTACTAGAAAAGGTTGTTACAGGGGATAAAGGTGACAATATACCTAAATTAAAAAGAGGTGTTGGTCCAAAAACATTTGAAACTATTTATAATAATGGTTTGGATGAGTGGCTTGAGGAAAATGATTTAAGAGATAATTTCGATAGAAATTATAAATTGATTTCATTTGATATGATACCACAGAAATATATATCCATAGTAAAAGATGAATATGATAAATTCAAACAGATTGAGTTTAATGGTAAAGGATTTTATGATTTTTTATTTACAAATGATTTGTCTGCTTTAATGAGTGAGATGAATAATTTTATTAGTGTTTTCACAAATATTAAATAGGAGTATAAAGTGAAATTAAATAAAGAAACGGTATTGCAAGATATGTTTGAACTTCAAAAAAGTTTACAAAAGAATATCACTGAAAAAAGACAAGTTTTTTTAATGGATGATAGTAAAAACAGATATGAGAAGGCTGTTGATAGCGGTTACTTTTTTATGTGTACTGTTGTGGAATTAAATGAAATGTTAGAAGAGGTTGAGAAGTTAGAAAGTTCAAATGATCCAAAGATTTTGGAGAATGTAAAATTTGAAGTGATTGATGTTTGGCACTTTCTTATGTGTCAATTAATTTACTTGGGGTATACATTAGACAAAGACATTGTGTATTATTATGAACAAGCTGTAATAAAAAGAAGATTAACAATAGATAAACATGTAGATATGACCTTTAATGTTAGTGAGTTTATTTCTAGTATTGGTAAAATGTATAATAATACATCGTATAAGTGTTGGAAGAATTATAATGGAAATTATATTGAGAATGATGATTTGTTAATTGATTTAATAGATGATGTAGTAATTTCCTTTTTCACTTTTTTTGTTATATTAGAGATGGATATAGATGAAATTTGGAAATATTATGTTGAAAAGAATAAAGAGAATTTAGAAAGACAAAATATTGGTGGTCGTTACGCCGATTAATCTTAAGGAGAAAAAATGATAAAAAACCTAGAATACGAAGAAGATTTCATTGAGTTAATGTCAAATCTATCAAAAATAAACAAGCAAGTATTAATTACAAATCATGAAAATGATGATGGTACTGTTGATTTTAATCAATTTTCTATAAAAGCAGTTTCTGAAGATAATTCTATTGTTTATTTTCTAAATGCTCCTAAGAGATATTTTAATTTTGAAAGTACATCTTTTGCTGTAATTGATTTTACTAGAATTGTTAATTATTACAATACATTTAATAAATCAGTGATGGGGAATAAGGACAATGTAGATTCACCAAAATTATCTATTGAGTATAAAGATGATACTTTAGAAGAAGCAATTACCTTGTTTATTGATAGTACAAAAACAAAATCGAAAATCAAACATAGATTGGCAAATGAAAGTATTATTGAAAGACCACCTTACAATAAAATAAATATTCCATCTATTGATGCTGAGTTTAATTTATCTTTATTAGAACAAAACAATTTATTGAATATGATTAAATTGGTGGATGCAGATTATATGAAATATAAGTTCTATGAAAATAAATTGAATATTATCTTGGGTAATACTAGATCACATGATACATACGATACTGTTTTTGAATTAGTTGATTTTATTGAAACACCTTTTGAATTGACAACAAACTCATCTGGATTTGTTTTAATGCCTAAAAGTGATTATAAGGTGAAAGTGAGTGAAAAAGGATTGTTTATGTTCAATGAAATGAGGGATGATGATATAAAATTGACTTTATACATCACTAGGAAGTAATTTAATCTTTTTGTAGTAGAAAACTCTCAGTAATATGAGAGTTTTTCATATTTAGGGTGGTTATGGGTATTAAAGAACGAGTAGAATATATATGTAAAAAATATGATTTACGATATGAACAGAAATATGATAATGTTTTTGATGTGTATGATGATAAAATACCATTGGAGACTGCTTTAGATGTAAGGTCTTTTAGTTTTAGAGTAAGACTTAATACAAAAAGAAGAAGAGGTATTTATTATGATATAATAAATTTAATATCTATAGACTCATTTTATGTAGAGACAATCAAAAAATTTTATAAAGATAGTATAATTTATAATAGTACTTCTTTAAATCTTGAGAATATAGAGTCAAAATTTAATAGTGTATATAATAAATTCAGTTCCTATTTTTACACATTGGATGATTTTCTAACTGATGATTCTATATTTAATGATTTGATTGATGTTATAAAAAATCTCACTAAAAAAACAAAGAATGATAATGTACTTAAATACAAGAATAAAAATAAAAACATTTTGATTGGGGAAGTTTTAACAGATTCATGTAAAGTTGTTACAATTGGTATATCTGAATTGTATAATAAGTATTTACCAAAAACAAATTATTTTATTGGAGAAATTAAATCAAATGAGGGTATGAAATATGAGTGGTTGATTATAGCTAGTTTTTCTGTAAATTCAAGATATTATAAAAATAAGGTATGTGAGGTTGTTTCAAAAATATCTATAAAATATAATTTTACAAGAAAAAGGTATATAATTAGTTATAATGAAAATTTACTTCTTAAGCTGAAGTATCCAGACAATGATAAAATTTTGATGGTATATGATTTGATTAAAAAAAAGAATATAAAAGTAGAAAATAAAAAACTAATACACAGTAAAACAAAAAGAAAAATTTATACTAATTCAAATGTATATAATTTTATAAAGGATTATGAAATTTATTTGAAAAAAAATATAAATACTATATAAATATTTTTTGTGTAAGGAGAAAAAATGTACCGAAGAAATTTAAATAAAAAAAACAGAGTTATATTAGAGAAGCTAAAAAGATATAAATTTAAGAAAAAATTGTTAAAGGAGATGGCACAACAATATAGATCTTTTTTAGAAAACAGAGATTTGAAACAAATTTTTAATTTACTTGAAAAATTACATGAAAATGGTGTTGTTATTAAAAAATATAAAATTGGTACTAAAGTATTTCCTATCCTACCGTATAAACTTCTTTATTATTACGAAAATAATAGGAAAGAATTTAATCTTTTATATAGCAATTTACAGATTTCATCTAAGGTAAGGAACGCTAAAGGAGATATAAACAGTATTAGGAATATGGGTATTGTAATTACAGATGACCTTTCTAGTGAAGAGTTTATTGATATTTTGAAAAATAAAGTTGAACAACTTGAGAGTAAAAGCAATACTGCTTTAACTATGCAGGGTATATTTGATAGCTGGTATGATGGTACATCAACACAAAGAAATAGAGTTTTGAAGCGTGTGGAGCTATTAGTTGATTTAGATACTTATCTTGGAAATTTAGCATATGAATTAGGTCCTGATGAATTTAAAGATTTAAGGTATAATAGAGATTTAAAAGATACTGGTATTGTAAAATACACGAGTCAAGGTCTTAAAACTACTGGTGAAAAAAGTTTTGTAGAAGAATTCTTTTATGGCTTTGAAAGGGATGATGTTAGTCTTTTGGAATTTAAAGAAGCGTTAGATAAAGCGATAGCTAAATATATAAGAGATTTTGAAAAATATTACAATAATAATATAAAAAATATCATATCTATATTCAAAAAATATCTAGGAGAATCTATAAAAGAAAATGAGTTATTAGATGATGAAGAGCTAGAAAATCATATAGAGATAAGAGAATTTAAAGAAAAATATGAATCTGAAACTGATCAAGTGATGGCTAGTGTATTAGATCCTAATTTTAAGTATGTTGAATCAAAATTATCAATTTCTGGAAAAAGAAAAAGGGTTATGGGTAGTAAACAATTTGGTATTAAAACAAAGATGGAAATTAATGATTATTTGATGACTGGTGTAATACCTTCTAGATTAAAAGACAAGACACCAGAAGAAGCAGAAGCACATATGAATAACTTAGTGAGTCAAATGAGAGGAGTGCAGGATAATACAACGGGTGTCAGAGGACAATTTAAATTTGAAGAAGAATTTAAAGGACAATTTCTTTTTGGATTTCCAAAATATGATGATGATGGTAATCTTATAAAAAAACATTTTGGTTTTGAAAATAAGAAAGATATGGGGAACTTTAAGCTTAAAGAAATTAGTTCTAATATTAAAAATGGTGTCTGGACAGTTAAGTATTTACCTAAACATCTGACAACTGAATTATTCTTAAGTACAGTGTTTTATGGTATAAGAACAGGAACACTAGCTCCAAAACCTCCATTAGACAAAATAATACCAGATATTGGGTTTAAAGATGAAACAGAAAAAAATAATTTGGTATTAAGATATTATGATGTAAATGAAAATGAATGGGGAGACAAATTATCTAAAATAGATACATGGAAAGTTATATTTAAAATAGTACAAAGCAGAGAATTTAAGGGTAGTATATATCAAAGCAGACAAAACATTGATGGTATAAAGGCTAGTGTTATTGTACCAGAAGAAATATACAACAAATGGGAAAACAAAGAAAAAGAAAGAAAAAGTAAAACAAAAAAATAAGAATAATTAAAGTAGCTCCATACACTAAAATTTTTACTATATTTAGTGTATGGAGTTTCAAATAACAAAAGAAAATTATATTGATTTATATTTAAATTCGGATCATTATGTGAAAATGGAATCTGGTGGAAAAGTTTTTTTTCGGGAAGTAATGGATTTACTAAAAGAAAATTTCACAAAAGAATTAAGTAAAAGAAGTGAAATAGTAGTTAATAGTTGGCATTTTCCAGATACTGTATTAAGTTTTCATACATCATTGAAATTACAAGGAACATTTTTATTAGATCCAATAATTAAATATGATAATTCACCATTTCATTATATAATGAAAGATGTAACTTCTATATTTGTTTTAGGTAGCGATGGTGAAGATGTATTTTTAGAATTAGATTTTTATAAAGATGTACATAAAATAATGACTGAAGATTTCATTAAGATTCTAGAATTAAAAATAAATTATAAAAATAATTCTGGACCAAAGAGTATAGATAAAGAGTTGTATGTAGTTTTTATTAAAAAGGTTTTTGTGAGTAGTCTAGTGAAAGTCATGTTCAATTATATAGACAAATTAAATGAAGTGTTAAAGCTAAAAAAGAAAAAAAAGGATGTTTTAAGAGAGAACTATTTATACAGCAATAATGTATTAAATGAGTTTATTCTATTGAGAAGGGATTTACTAAACGATTTTAAGGATGTTAAAGTAAATTTTAAGGTATCTGACGGATACAATGAAAATTTAAGTATTTATAATTTATCTATATTAAAATACAAAAATTCATCAGAATTAATTGATACATATTTTGTATTTTATTTGTTGGATAATGGGGATTTATTTTTAAAGTATGCTTGTATTTGTAAAGAATATTTAACTTTGCATTTAATAATGGATAATGTAGAAAAAATTAATATTTTTAAGGATTATGTTTATAAAATTTACAAATTAATAAAAGCACAAAATAATAGTGAGTATATATACAATAGTATGCTTGAGATGGTTGAAAAATTAAAATAAAATTGTTGGAATTTTGGAAATAATATTCTATATTTAATTATATAAAACAATAGGAGTTTATAAATGTCAAAAGTTGATTCTATGATGTGGATTGAGAAGTTTAGATCAAAAACAGTTAAAGATGTGATTTTGCCTAGAGAGTATTCAAAGTTTTTTAAGAATGTGTTGGAAAAGAAAGAAATTCCAAATTTATTATTATATTCAAAAACACCTGGTACGGGAAAAACAACTGTAGCAAAGGCTTTAGTTAGTGAATTGAATGTAGAGTATTTATTTATAAATGCTTCTTTAGATAATAAGATTGATGTCTTGCGTACAAAGATAACAGAGTTTGCACAGACGGTTAGTTTATCTTCATCTATTAAGGTTGTTATTTTAGATGAGTCAGAAAAATTAACACCAAGTTTCCAAGAGGCACTTCGTGGTTTTACAGAGTTGTATTATCAAAACTGTAGGTTTATTTTAACATGTAATAATGAAAAGAAACTAACGAAAGCTTTAAAAGATAGATTAATGGCTTTTGATTTTGATATGAAGGATCATAGAAAAGAATTAGTCCCTAAAATCACAAAAAGAATAAATGGTATTATTAAGTTTGAAAAATTAAACTGCTCCCCTGAAATTGTTAATAATTTAGTTGAACAAAAATATCCATCGGTTAGGTCAATGATTAGGACTTTAGAGCAATATACATTATCAAAGGGTAGTGATATTGATGAATCTATATTAAAATTATCTGATAGTGATTCAACTATTTCGGATATGATTTTAAGTAAAAAGAAGTTTTCAGATGTGATGTATTACATTGAAAATAATGGCATTACTCCAGAGGATGTTTTTACTGGTTTATATAAAAATTTTGTACCTAGGGCAACACAATGGACAAAGGCAATTGAGATTATAGCTAATTACGATTATAGGTGTTCATTTACACATGATTCATCTTTACAGATTGCAGCTGCTATAGTAGAGTTAATGAGGTGTGTTTAATGTTTGATAGTCAAAAATTGAGTTTTGAATCATTTTTATTAAATTACAAACACGGTGTATATGTGTTTGTTTCGGATTCTTGTCAGGTTTGTGTGGATTATAAATTATCTATAGAGCATATAAACAATAAGAATTTATATATTGTTGAAGTATTGACTAAAGATGAAAAAACAGCTTTGGCTAGATTGATTAATAGAACAGCTTTCCCATCAACTGTAGCATTTAAATATAATCAGATAGAGTTTGTTAGGATGGGAATGTTATTTGAAACACAATTACTTGAGTTTTTTGATTTTCTAAAAGAAATTGGTGATGAACCATTATCAGATGAAGAGATAAAAAAAAGATTAGATAAAGAAAATAGAAAATGTGTTTTATCGTATTACATTTTCCCATACGATATTACAGATGAAGCTAGAAATGAACATATGCTTAAATCAATAGAATATAATGAAATGCCTATTGATGTTGATATGTTTATTAAAGATATGAGCTATGAAGATAAATTACATATGTTAGATAGTAATTTATTCGATATTAATTTAGTGATTTTTGATGATAACAATAGTAGTATGAATAAATATACTAAGTTAGGACAAAAAATTATAATTAATTATGTAGCTATTAACAGAGAAAAAAAGTTTATAAAGAGAGATTTATAGAGACGTGTCAAGAAAAATCCTATGCTTTAGCATAGTGATATGAATTGACGTGAAACTTATATAAATATAACATAGTACCCCAGGAAATGAGGAATCTCTAGGTCAATATCCTAGTAAGCCGATTGATACTGGTTACAATAGTAACCTTGAGTCGGAACTGTTGTTAAATCCTTTGAAAGAAGGTCCTCTGCTTTAGCAGAGCGATAGGTTTCACAATGGTCACAGATATACACAGTTTGGGATTAAATGGTAGAAATTTTAAAATGAGGATAAAATGAACAAAGAAGAACAAAATTTGAATAACACAGAGAACCCCAAATTGGGTATATCTGATATTAGTGGTAGTGATATTGATTATAAACAATTATACCACGAATTATATGAAAATGTAGCAAAGCTGTTGGTTGATAATAGACATCACAATTGGCATCCACAGGTGTTATTGAATAAGTGGGATAATTTTCGCAAGTAATCATTACCACTAATAAGGGATAGTATGCTAGAAATTATTTCAATAAAATCAAGAACACCAGAACAAGTAGATACAGATAAGGTTAAATATATAGAAAATTCACCAGAATTGAATAGTATGTGTAAAAAATACAATTATGCAATCGAAAATTTCGTATTAGATTCTAAGGAGAATATAATTTGTTTTAGACATGATGATACTACTATTTTATCAGAACCTAGTGTAGTAAATTATAAATTAAATAAAGTGTTTAGAGATAAAAGTATTGGTGTTGTAGGTGTTATAGGAACATTCCAGATAAGTAATCTATTTCATTGGTGGTTGCCACACGCCAATTTACATGGTATTGGGAGGGTTATTCAGGGTGGTGTGGATGATAATGGTAATAAGATAGAATATGACTTAAATCGTGGTGTGGTACCCATGAATGACTATGTAACTAGTGTTGATGGGTGTATATTGTTTTTTAACAAACAAATTTTTGTAGATGGACTTAGATTTGATGAGAATATAGAAAAATATGATTTTTATGATGTAGATATATGTTTACAAATATTAGAAATGGATAAAAAAGTAGCTGTAGTTGATATATTAGTTAAACATGAAAGTCAAGGTGTTTTAGGTGATGATATAAATTTGAGAAGAGAATATATGATAAATAAATGGTCACCAAAAGTTGGTGGAAAGTTTCCAATAACTTATTTAACAAAATTTATTTAATAATTTTACAAAACAAAAATAATTTGTTATATTTTAGATATTAAAGAGAGTTCACATGGATATAATTGAAATATTAAATACTATAGAATCAAAGAAAACAGATTGGTCAGACTTACCTGACGATTTTAAAAGTATGTATTCTCAAATGATAATAAATAGGTTCATTTCATCAAGAGAGAATTATACACCATTTGTTGCTTATTTAGATACACTGAATTTAACTGATGAATATCATTACAAACTTTTATGTGAAGTAGTGGATGGTAGCCGTAGACATTATTTTGATTATAAAGCTTATAGAAAGAGTAAAGTAGATAAAAAAAGTTTAGTTATTATGTATGCAATTCAGAAAGAATATGAAGTTGGTAGTAGAGATTGTAAATATTATTTTGATAATATAAATAATAGTGTAAAAGAACAATTGTATGAAAAATGGTGTGATAAATACGATTTTGAGAATGAAAAACTAAAGGGTAAAGTATGATTAAAGAAAATCCATTAGATGTAATTAAATCAGTTGCAGAGGGCTTGGGGATGGTGTTGAATGATCCCAAGCCCTCGTGTAAGAAGTGTTATGGAAGGGGTTATACGGGTATTAAAAGTGATACAGGGGAGCCAATTGCCTGTAATTGTATTTTACCTAAATATAACAATTCAAGAGAAGTTGGAGAGTTGTTTTTTAAACCTTTAAATCGTGAACAACGAAGAAGGCAAAAAAAGATAGACTCTAAAAAATCAATAAATAAAAAGAAAAGGTGGTAAATTAAATATGTGGAAAATCACAAAATTTGAAGTTAAAGATGGGATTCCTTATGGTGATCCTATTACAAGTATTTGTTATACACAAGAATTGATGGAGTCGTATAAGAATCCAAAATTTGTTGTGAAAATTGAAGAGATTGTGGGGAAAAATAAACTAGAATTAGTATGGAGTAATAGAAAATATGATAGTAACTGGTAATAAAATATTAATTGAAGAATATTCTTCAAAAGAAAGTAAAACCGAAAGTGGTGTTATTTATAAAGCATCTAAAAAGAAAGAAGGTCGGGATGTATTCAGAGTAGTTGAAGTAGGAAGGGGTAGGTTTAATCAACATACTGGTGAGTACATCCCGACAGGGGTTAAAAAAGGTGATTTAGTGTTAGTTGATATGTTAGTTGCTCCTGAGATTATATTGAATATTAAAGGTGAAAACAAAACATATAGAATAATTGCTGAAAAAGAAATTGATTTAATTTTAGATGAAGGAGATGAAATTGTATGAGATTAATTGAAGATAAAGTGGTATTAAAATCGTTAAGACCAGAAAAATCAGCTGGTGGTATTTATATTCCAAATTACATTCAAATAGCTTACAATTTATTCGAGGTTATCGAAACTGGTTCTGGGTATGTATATCCAACTGGTAGAGTTAGACCTATGGAAGTTAAAGTTGGAGATAGAGTTTTATGTAATTCTGGAATATTAAAACCATTTACTATAATTGAGGATGGTGAGCACAAAGAGTATTTTGTAATTGATACAGAAGAAGAGTGTATTATTATTCTCGAAGAGGGTGAAGAGTTATCTTTATGAAAAATAAAGAAAGAATCATTTTAATCTTGAAAATAATTGTATTATTTGCTATATATACATACACACTGGGTTGCGTAGGTGTATATGGTGAAGATACTAAAGTAGTTATGATAAAATATTTAATATCATTTTTTAAGTATTTTGCTATTGTTTTTGGGTATTTTTTAGTTATTTTTATTCCATTAAGAATAAATAGTCAATTAAAAAAAAGACAAAAAGAGATGCATGAATATGCAACAGAAAAAAGATTGAGAGAACTACAAGAAAAAGAAAATATGTTACAGAATAAAATATTTGAATCATTTATTAAAGAAGAGGACAATTTATGAAAGTTGTTTATGATGATATAAACTTCCCTAAACATTATAATAATCATGAGTCTGGGATTGAATCAATTGAGATAACAAGATATTTAATTGGAGATTTGAGCAACATTTGGAAGTATGCAATGCGGTATCAACACAAAGGCACACCAAAAAAAGATTTAAAAAAGTTAGTTTTTTATATGGATGACTTTTTAACACATTTTTATTTAAAAGAAAACAGATTAGATTTAAAATTTATTGTTCCTGTTGATGTTTTAAGAAAAATGGGTGTAGTTATAGAAAAAGAGCCCGTAAAAGAAATTAAAAAAGTATTTGAGATTGTGTATAACATATGTTATACAAATAATATACCAAGTGTGGATTATTATAATAATATAAAAAATGGTGTCAATGAGTACTTAAAAACATTTAATAATTAATGGATTGGAGTATGAATAAAAAGACTAGAAATAAAAAGACTAGAAAACCAAAGAAAAATAAAAAACCAAAAATATCTAAAGCAATGCTTGATTTGAATAGAGTAAAAAAACCATCTGATGTTTTAGATATAATTTCAGATCCAAAAAGAACTGAGCAAATATTAGAATTAGTAAGGAGTTCAAATGAATTAGCAGAAACCACAAAAACAGTTAGAAGTGTGGATTTAGTGTCTTGGGTAAATAGGGTTATACCGTTATTACCACCTCATATAGATGAGGATGAATTTAGAACAGATTTAATTAAACTAATAAAAACAAAATAGGATTTGAAATGAGTGAATCAAAATTTAATGTATATAATAAAACAAAAGTAAAATATAAAGGTGAGTTATTAACACCTAGAAGTGTTGCTGTTATGCTAACAACTAGTATAAATGAGGATATATTATATAATTTTAAGAAATACCTAGCACATAATAATGAGAATTTTGAAGAATATACAGAAGATGATATTGAAATGATTTATAAATATTTATATGATTTTTGTACAAGATTTATAAATCAATACAATAAAACCAAGGATGTATAATGAGTTTTATAAAAGGTGGTTTATATAAAGATAATAGAGGTGTAGAATACATTTTTGTTAAAGAAGATGAGTCTTTTTATACATTTAAGTATGGTGTTGTTGATAAGAAATATAAGAAGGGTATGTATGCAGGTGTTCAAAGTGGGTTTGGTGCTAATGATAGTATAATTAAATCTGGAGATGTTGATATGAAGCCTTCTGTTGATATTGAAGGATATGAGTATTTAGAAAATAAAGTGTATAGCAAAAATGAGGAGACATATTTTGAAGTGTACAAAAACAATACCTAAGAAGAAAAAGCCTGTTAAAAAGAAAGCGAATGAGAATGTGAAAGAACAGGAATCAATTAAATTCGATCAAAATAATATGTATGTTCCTAATATTTTTGGAATTATCCGTGAGAATAATGAGATAGTTTCAAGAGAATTGTGGATTGAAGATGAGATTGAAAGCAAAAGTGCTATTGAAATAATAAGACAATTGATGTTTTATTCAAATAATAAAGAGCCAATTACAATATTTATAAACACACCTGGAGGATTGACGACACATGGATTTGCTATTATTGATGTAATAGAAAAATTAAAACAAAAGAAAATTATTGTAAAAACAGTTTGTGTAGGTATGGCTTCTTCTATGGGAGCTATTATATTAGCTTCTGGAACTAAGGGTTATAGATATTCATTTCCAAATTCAACTATAATGTTACATCAAGTATCTGTTCACGATGCTGGTGGAAATGTTACTGAATTAGAGAATACAAATAAATACTTAAAACTAGAGAATGAAAAAGCAGTGAAACATTTAGTAAAATATACAAAAAAGACAAAGAAAGAAATTGATGAGTTAATTTCATATGATAATTATATGAGTCCACAACTCGCTAAGAGAAATAATATTATAGATAAAATTGAGGTTGTTTTGTGAGAAGAATTAATGATATACACTCTTTTATAGATTATTACAGAAAAAAACACAATGTTTTGTTTATAGATGATAGTGAAGAGGTTGGTTATAAAATTGACTTTTTTTCTATAGGCAATGACACAGATTCTTTTTTTGGTGATAGTGATTACTTCAAAGAAAATAATAAAGATATATCAAAAGAATTATCTGGAGACATGTTTGGTGAAGATGATTATTCTTTCACTAACAAAGATGATAATAGTTATTTACAATCATGTGCAAAAGCTATACATTTATTAGAATCAAATTTATCTGTTGGATTAAAAATGATTTTAAGTATGGCATTTGAAAATAAGGATGATTATTACAAATACTTTAGTACACATAAAGGAATAAGTAATTTCTTTCAATTAAAAAAAGTGGACATTGAAAAATACTATAAATTATTAATAGAGTATGCATATTATGTACAAATAATATATTATACAATTAAATTTGTTCCTATACTTTCAAAGATTGGAGAAGAGTTTGTGGAAGAGATGTATAAGATTAAATTAGGAGGATGATATGAGTTTTAGAAATTTTATAGATTATAATACAACAAAGCAGGAAAGAATAAAAAACAAAATTAGGCATCAAAAAGAAGAGCGAAAACAAGAAGTTCAAAAACCAAATGTTTCTAAAAACAAGGAGAGAGAGACTATGGATGAAAACATAAATTACTTAGATAAAGCCAGTGAATTAAAAGAAACTCTAAAAGAAAAAATTGATGCAGTTTTTTATAGGTTTGGTACAACTGGATTAGAAAAGCTTGATGAGAGTATTATAAATACAGTTTTAGAATTGAAGGGAGAGAAGCCAGTAAGAAAAAGAAGAGCTTCAAAACCTAGAGTAACAGAATCAAAAAAGGTAACATCAACACCTAAAAAAAATAATAATGCGAAGAAAAATGATTTTAAATCTTTAATGCAGAGTATGAATACATCAGAGATAACATCTGAGAGTATGAGTATACTTGAGAATTTGGAAGATAAGTATGATGAAAATGTACCTGATAGATATTTGAATGTAAATGATGATAATACACAAATAGGTGTAGAACAGGTTTCAAAACCAAAGCAATCTTCAAATAATAGTGTATACGATATGATGAATGACACTTCCTTGTTTGAAGAGTTTTCTGATAAAGATATATTAAATTCAGCTAATGGTGTTCATGAATATGATCAAAATTCACCAGAATATTTAGCTATGATATCTGAAGGTTTGGATGAGGATATAAAAAACGAAGTGTTGAATGTACCTATTCAGGATGATGTGCAGGATTCTGTAAAACAGATAAATGAGGGTAGTGAAAAAAAAGGTGGTATAAATTCTTCTTCAAAAACTTCTAAACCAAAAATTAAAGTATCTGGACAGAATGTTTCTTCAAAAACAAAAAAAAGTAAAAGGAATAGTTAATGAAAAACAACAAAAAACAAAAAACAAAAAAAAATAATGTTTCTGAAGTTGTTGTAAATGGAATTGTTGAAGAGGCTTTTCCGAATGCACAATTTAAGGTTAGACTAGAAAACGATGATTTAGTTTTTTGTACAATTTGTGGAAAGATTAGAAAAAATAATATTAGAATTATTTTGGGTGATAAAGTTCAAGTTGGATTGTCTATTTATGATTTAAATAAGGGTAGGATATTGTATAGAACGAAATAAAATTTATAAATATATATGGGCATTATGAAGTTAAGAAAGTATAAATCCATAAATAATTATAATATAGAAGAGTTGAAGATGATTTTTGGGGGAAATTTTCCAGTAGATACATGGGAAGAATACGAACAAAAACCAAACTTTTCAAATTGCAGTCCTTTAGAGATGCAATGGATACCTAAAAAAATATTAGATGGTGGAGATGATGAAAGAATTGATACTGTAATATTGTGAGTATATATAGAAAGATAGCTTGCGATATATTCAAGAGCTATTAGGTCATAGTTCTAGTAAAACTACAGAAATTTATACTCATGTAAGTAGAAAAAGTTTACAGGCAATAAAATCTCCTTTTGACGATTTATAATGTATAATCTA